TGCTCCAACACCTGTCAAAGCAATCGTGACATTAGCACCAACTGTACCGACATTACCCTTCGCAGTTGCTGACCCCAGAGGAACCGACAAAGCTCCTACAGCTCCAGTGGCATTATTGCCAGATAAAGCCTGACTTGGGTTTGCCGTAACCGATCCAACCGCACCAGATGCACCAACACCTGAGATGGCTATGGTCAAATTGGCCGCTACTGAACCGGGGGCTCCAATCGCTACGTTACCAATATCTCCATCGGTATTGTTGGCCACCATTGTGCCAACTGCACCCGCACCTTGAACGCCAGAAATACTGGCCGACTTACCGGCTGAAACTGTACCTACAAACCCGCTTGCCAGAACTCCAGACAACGCCGTAGTGTTGCTGACAAGAACCGATCCTACGCTACCACTCGCTCCTACACCAGATAGGGCGATTGTGATATTGACTGTTTGAGAACCTACTGCCCCAGTTGCCCCAACACCTGTCAAACTGACTGTGATATTGGATGAAACCGTTCCTGCGTTACCTGCGGCATTAACGCCACTTAAACTTTCAGTATCCGCCTCAGTAACCGACCCTACATTACCAGAAGCACCAACCCCTGATAAAGCAATTGTGATATTTGGGGATGCAGTACCTACCGCACCAGAAGCAGCGTCACCTGTTAGTGGAAGACCACCATAACCCCAAGTGCCGTTACCCCAAGGGCCACTGCCCCACCCAAATGACATAACTCACCTATTAGGTGGTAGACAAACGCAATAAAGCAGTTGTCGTTGTATTGGAAGGCATTGTCAAAGTGAATGTACCAGCCGTGATGGTCTGTGAACCAAACGTATGAACTGAAACTGCCTTATTGCTCTGTGTTGAGTTATAGATCAAAACAGTATCAAACGCAGTAGTTAAAGTCACTGTGGAGTAAACCAAGTTGGCTGAAGGCGTCCAGTAGCCAACACCAGCTGTAGATGAACTGTTGGTAGATGTTGGGTTGGTTGCATTCGTGACCGCAATACCGCCTGCCGTATAGCCTGTACCAGATACTTCGTTGGTTGCTGAGTATGCTGTTGTAGCCGCATTGATCGTAGCGGTTGTTACATACAAAGCTGCCTTGAATGTATCGGCAGTATTTGCTGTATGGGCGGGATTAGAAGAACTAAAGTTGTGCGTAGCGCTCAACAGTTCGCCTAAGAAAGAAGTGCACATTGATTGAGTGTTAGCCAATTTAAGCTCCTTATGCCATTGATGCGGCGATTAAATCCATGAAAGGTGATTTCTTTAAAGTCACATGCGCTGAACGGTGCACGAGCTCGCCATCCAACCAGTATTCAACCCATGTTGTGTACTCATTTTCATCGTCAACTACGCCTTCTTTTTTCTCAAGAAGGGAGTCATCCATATCGCCTTTGGTAGTTGTGACAATCAATTTGAACTCCTAATTAATGCCGTTGTTGCAGAATTGACTGGCATTGTAATAGTGAAATTTGTTGCTGTCTTGTCAGAACCAAAGTCGATTACGCAAATTGATTTATTACTCTTACTTTGGTTGTAAAGCAACCCGCATCTTGCCGTGAAGTTTGAATTAGGCCAGACTATGTTATTGAAATTAACATAGGCTATATAACCTGACGTGTTAATCGTAGCCCCAGTGACTTGAATGCCCCCCGCTGTATATCCGGTACCCGTAATCTCATTGGCAGTGGAATAAGCTGTTGTTAAGGGCCCCAAGTTAGCATAACCTGTGTAAAGCGCCATGTACAGAGTATCCGTTAAAAGATCATGTACCCCTTGATAGAGCTCAGCTTTAAACGATGTGGTTTGTGTTTGGATTATGCTCATGATACAGCCACCCTAACTTGCCCATCACGATAAGCATCCATACGGAGCTTGCCATCGCCCAAATTCTTGAGAAGAGCAATAGATTGTGTGTATCGATCTTTGTATAACGCTTGCATGTCAGCATCGCCTTTAGTATATGTAACTGCTTCATACAAAACACCATTTAACAAAGCTGAATCAAAATTATCACCAAGCCAAGTTTCACCATATTGATTATTAATGGTTGTTACAGTAATGGCTACAGTTCCACCTGTAATTGCCGCTGTTAATGAGTCCCCAACGGCATAATAGCACCCTTTGGATACAAGGGTAACTGAAGTTACAATCCCGCCCGAAACAACAATAGTGGCACTAGCACTATTGCCAGTACCGCCAGACAAGCTAACATTGTAATAAGTACCATTTGTAAACCCTGATCCAGCCGTGAAACTAACAGAAGCGATAGCTGCTTGAATAATCGATGTTGGGTAATAGTAGTAGTGCAGTTCGGCCGTATACGCCATATTTGGCGTTGGCCCAAGAATCAATGTTAGCTCAGCTTCATTATTAGATTGGGGGCCAAAAATAGCATAATGCTTAGGTTGCCCCGTGGCATTTGGGTTGGGGTATGCCTCACGAATAAAGTTTACATCTTTATTCAACAAGTACAAGTAATTACCACTTGAACCATTAACAGGGAATACAGCTAACGAATATACTGATAAAAAATCAGCAGGGCATGATAGATATTGATTACCTGAAGTAATAGTACCTGTCACATTTCTACGCAAACTGGGCAACTGCACTGTGTTATAGATGCGTTGTTCCGTCTGCTCAATCATGCGATTGAGATCAATTGTAGGGAAATTATTCTCTACATAGTCATTAACGGCAGTGACAAGTTCGCTGTAATACATTACGCCATTGGCCCTCTAGCCATCCTACCTTTTGTTTGCGCAGATGTACCACGTACAACAATACCAGAAGTCTTTGTTGGTGGGTATTCATTGCTACGGCTGTTTGCCACAGATACGTTGGCGTTACGCAAATACTCTTTGTTACTTTCCACACCAGCATGAACGCTAGTAACACTTACGGGTTTATCATCCATAGTATGTGGGGGCGCGTATTCAGAGGCTGGGCCGTTGAATTTTTTTGCTGGTTTATGAATAGCAGGGCTATTCTTTTTGGTTGGTTTGACTTGAGTTGCCATATTAACCACCTCTGCCAGAAGAACGCTGATTTATGACCTTGGCCATGTTGCGTCCATGCTTTAGCATGTCGGCGTTGGTTTTACCACCCGCAGCCATTTTGTGAACCTTGCCACCTTTTTTGAGCTTGCTCAAATCAGTATGACTGCCTTTGTGCTCTTGTTTGTCATGCATTTTGAAAGCCTTTTTGATCAACTTTTTATCTTCTTGAACATCATCATGTTTAGCCATTTTTAACTCCCTGTAATAGTCACCGTGCCCACATACGTTGTTGCAACCAAATAATTAGGTGTTAACCCCGTATCAAAATTTCTTGCCCCACCAATAGGATTCCAACCCCATTGGGTATCTCTCGAACCGCCTGCCGGTGTGCCTTGACCTATAACTGTATAGTCATTCGGATTGACTGAATCCACCTGCAAGCCCGTGGTTCCAGACGCTTCATAAGACAAATCGGGCCTTGGTTGCCTAACTGCCTGCGGATCATCAACTGGATACATACCCAATTGAAGTTGCGGCTGATCAGGATCCCAGCACTCAGGACAAACTTTCAGTTGATATAGTTTAGTCTTAATGACCTCCATTTTCAACTGTTTTAATTTATACCGTTGGCCACATCGATCACACTCGGCAATCGAGTATTTACCTGATGCAAACCTATTACCCACTAGGTTCCCCCACCAATAAACATTTGTCTAGGCACAAAACGGATCGCAGCTTTTTCTCGATCTTCACCTGCGGCCAGTTCAAATTGTTCGTCGTAGGCTTGTTTAAGCATCTGTATTCTGGGCATCAACTCAGGCACTTTCATTGCGATATGGTAAGCCAAACCAGCGGCTACCACAGGCAAAAACCTGAAAGTCATATCTCCAGTTTCTATGCCAGTTCCTGCGTCCTGTATCCTGCGCATACGCCAGTAAACAAACGTATACGTTGTTGAACCATCAGGCGTTGGCCACACAGTGATGGCTGGAATTTGCGGGATGTACACGGCTGTGGTTGTGCCACCTCCAGTGTATGCAGTGGCTGTTGTGTTGTTTTGACCTCTAAAACAATTACCTAGGGTATTCCCTGATATGTAAGAGTAATAAATAATTTCACCAGATGTAGATCCAAGTTGTATATACCCTTGGGCTGCCATATCGTACGTACTGGTAAGTGTGATTGACGTATCGGTTGCACTAATACTATTTGCAAGATAAACCTGCACGGGCTGAGCATTAGAGCCCGGAATGGGGGATGCGTAAAGCGGATTTGTTTCGCCAGAATTTCTTTGCACCAAAACCTGAATAGGTCTTGCTTGCGTTAATTTATTTGGGATAGTGGCATACGTACTGACACTAATGCGGGTGATGTTTAAGTCAGCTTGGTTGCTCGTGCTATTAGCATTTGTACGTATAACATGATCTAACAGATCAACGGTATCAGGTGGGATTGGGTAAGTATTTAAACCCTGAACAAAAGTAATGGACTGCTGTTGGATAGTCCACATGTTAATGCCACGGTTCGACCATTCAATGGTCATTAGGTTCATTGACCTGCGTGCAGTACGCAAGTCATAGCCCGTGCGCATCTCACGACCGGCACGCTCCCACGCTTCCTCGGCTAAGTCCGTGAAGTCAAGGTCGAATGCAGAGGTGCCGGAAGTACTCATTGTGCGGGGGCCTCAGTAGCTACTGGAGTTTCAACTACCGGCTCTACTTCTTCTGGTGCTTCAACAACAGGATCAGCAGGAGTATCAACGACAACAGGTGCAGGATCCTCAGCGGGTGCTGGAAGACAGCTTTCTAAACCATTGATGATATCCAAAAGTCTATCTTCAACGTGACCATTTGCCATGAGTTGGTGTGTTGCTCTGATATCTAATTCGTCGATTAGAAATTCAAGATTATTTTGGAGAAAATCAGGTAAGCTCATTTTGCTGCTCTCATATTGTCAATTAAATTAGGGTAGGGCCTACCTGCTTTTTAGCCGCTGCTTTTGCTTTGGCTTTCTTAGCAGGGCTAAGCTTTTTGTGCTTTTTGGCTGGGTTAGGGGTATCCCACACCTCACCACCGTGCTTGTACAGCGACACATCGTTTGGATGATCCTTACGATGTATTATCTTTTTACCCGGCATCTTTGACGGGTTCATGACGCCCATACCACGGCTCGCCATCATTACATTTTTCCCCCGCCACATGCGCACTTGGTATGCCCTTTACGAGCAATACCGTCAGCACGGTGATGTGGAGAAGCCATTCCACCCTTTTTCATGCCCGGCATAGCCCCAGCAGGGGCTGCCATAGGCGCAGCAGGAGCCATGGGAGCAGCCATTGGCGCTCTCATCATAGGTCTACGCATTAGTGCTCTCATTTTTTGCTCCTAGGGGCTTATTTGTGGCCGTGTTTGTGCATTTTTTCGACGTGTTCATGGTGATGAACGTGTCCGCCATGCTTCATGTGGTGACCATCATGGTGTTTTAGGTGTTTTTCCACGTGTTCATGGTGATGAATGTGGCCACCGTGAGCGTGATGATGTCCCTCATGCTCTTTCATGTGGTGTGCAACGTGCTCATGGTGGTGTTTTACGTGTCCACCGTGCTTCATACCGTGAACATGGTGGTGTTCTTCGGGATGGGGATGCTGAACATGGTGCAATTCGGTCTTTCCGTGGTGTTTTGTACCACCGCTATGGAAAGGATGCTTGTGGTCGGCGATGTGATCGTGATGTTTCATGATGTTTCCTTACTTTTTATGGTGGGTTTTACCACCGTGCTTCATACCCAAGGGCTTACCTGCACCCATTTTAGGCTCCATAGCACGTGTATGGCCCTTTTTCTGGATGCTGTGCTCACCATGTTTGAGCTTGCCGCCCACTTCAGCCTTGCCCATCTTAGCAGTTGTCATACCGCTTTTCTCAGCAACGCCATGCTTACCAGTGGTCATGCCACCAGAAGCCATTTTTTTAACATGATGCTTAGCGTGACCGCCGTGCTTCATGCCTTTTGCCTCAGAACGCTCTTCTTTAGCGAGCTTTTCGAGGGTCTTTGCTTGACGCAACTCTTTAGTTTTTTCCGATTTCATAGTTCCACCTTGTTTAAATGTGCGGCCTTTGTCCGCTTTACTGAACTCTTGCCCCACATTTTGAGGGACTCCTGCTTTCTTGGCGAACGCTGGGGAATGAGCGACCGCCTGCATAAAATTATGCTGCTTCTTCGATACACTCGGCATGACGTCTCCTAAGAAATTCTTTGCGCCAATTACAATTTTTGCAGAGTAATTGATAGCGTTGTTTATCTATACCTTTTGCCCTAAGAATTGAAACAACATTTTTTCTTTTTGCTTCTTTTCTTTCTTTCGCACCATCATTATGTATGTGATCTATGTCCAACACAATAGGATCATTTTCACCACAATGATTACATTCCCCACCCAACTCTTTGATTATTTCAAGCCTTTTTTCTTGCCTCCAATCGTTAGAGTATGCATCAAGTCTTTGTCGATGTTTTTCATAATACTCTTTTCGATATTTTGCTTTTTCTTCTTTTGTTAATTTTGGCTTACTTGAATAATAATTTTTAATAGCACAAATTCTACAGCGATAGTTCAAATGTCTTTCACGATTAACTTCATACTTATTAAAAGTTTTTTCTTTCTGACAATCTAAACAATTCACCGTTAAATCTGAGCTAGTTGATGGCATGGTTACTCTCCATTAACCTATCAATTTTGCTTTCCAACCTGTCCAGTCGATCCAACACACGGTTGATATCGGCATGAACTTCTGCCTTGGTTACATACTCTTTCGCCATTTCTTCGCGTGTACGATTGAGCAAAATAGTTACCCGTTGCAATTCTGCGGACTTCTCTCTCAATACCCAGCCTAAAAGCGCGACAAGCAAGGAGAGAACTGCATTCCATATTGGCGTGTCCATTAGTGTTTATCTCCACGATACCGCGTATGCCCTCTTTGTGCAATACCGTCAGCACGTTTAGATGCGTGAACTCGACCACCACGTTTCAACATGTTATCGGCGCTTGGCTCTTTGGGGGGCCCAACATCATCTCTAATATCTGGGCCGTAGTCTTTTTCCTCTTTCATTTGAGGAGCGGGCTCAGCAGATACGGTTGTTCTAGATACTGAACGTTTAACAGGCTTTTTATCCAAATCGCCACGATCAATACGGGACTGGGCATCTTTGGTCAACGTGACTCTTTCGCCGGATGTAGCTGCTTTTGCAGCCATGTCACCAAGCCCAGATTTATCAACCATCTTTTTGCCAATACCTGTGGCTTCATCGAGCGCACGGCCAGCATCATATCCAGTTTGAAGTGAGGCCCCAGCCAATCCTGCTCGGCCAAGTAAACGACTAGCGGCACGACTGCCAGCTTCTTTCACTGCATCAACTGCAGCACCTCTAAGTTTGGAAGTATCTTTGACGACTTTACGTGCGTCTTCCATGCTGCTTTTTGCAACATCATCGTTGAACTTAGGTACTCTATCCCATTTAGTTGCCATGATTACCTCAACACTTCCAAGCTCTCAAAGACTTATTAATCCTGCTGTTTGGATCGTTTGCTGTCTTTGATGAAGTTAATTTCTTTTTCATCCCGCTCATGCGCGCGCAGAAGCTTTTCTTCCTTGATCCGCCCTCTGGTTGGGGAGCTTTTAAATTCATCCCCTCCTTCTTTGCGGATGCCCGGCCTTTGGCGTTTAAGCCGCCGTTCGGATTCTTCCCTTCTTTGCGCTGCCATGCGGGTGACTTAGCCATGATTAGGTGTTCCCAGAATCTACGTTAAAGATCTGATAACCTTCAACCACAATACCAGCAGCTACGGTTCCTGTACTTGCTTTCAATTGCCATTGAATATCAGTCCTTGGGCCAAACTTGAATGGGATTGTTTTGGTCACAATGAAGTTATTGATGAATGGCTCTTGCAAAACACTTAATTGAACACCGGTTGCATTGTTGTACGCCACAGCTTGATAAGTCAAAGTTGTAGACGATGTGTATGCGTTATTGGTGTTGATGGTGATTTGCGTAAAGTCATATTCTGAGTTGTTGGGCACAGAATAAACAGCCATTTGACTTTTGCCAATACCTGCATTGATATAAGCGTACACACTGCTATTTGAAGCAGTGGCGGTGATCTGGCCTACGTTTGTTTTTTGACCAGAACCGGGAGTGGTTAGTGTCAATCCATTGATGCGTAAATACTTGCCAACGGTTGTACCACTTGGTGTTGAAGTTGTCATAAGCACTTGCTCAGACAATACGTTGTAGTTTGCGTCCAGTCCAGTCACTAACACCACTGCATTTTGATCTGATGCAGAAGCGCTAGCAATTGTGAATGTAGAAGCAGTTGTTAGGTATGCAGGATATGCAGAAGTTACTTCCCAAATTGGGATAAAACTTGTACCGATAGAGGGCTGGTAACCAAAAATGTTAACGCCATTATGAAACCCAATTTGCCCACGGGCAACTTGCAACTCAAAAGGCTCATACCTTCCTTGTTGCGTAATCGATTTAGCCTTTGGTGTAGCCATGAATAATCTCCTTAAAGTTTAAAGATAGGGGCCGAAGCCCCTAGAGATTAATCAAAGTTACCGTAGGGGTAAGCTGTAGTTGTACCGATGTTTCCGTCAGGCTGTGTGTAACGCACAGTCAAGTACAAAGTACCAGCATTGGGAGCAGGAGTACCTGTACCAGTCAACACCAAAGTCATCACAACTTGTGAGAACGTAGCGGGCTCAACCACACCTGTGGGGTTGGTAAAGTCAGCAGTGGTTGCTTGGATAGCAGTCAACTGAGCACCAGTGAAAGTTGTAGAGTAACGACCAGCAGTCAATGTGTTCGCACTGGCTGTCAAAGTTACTGAACCGTACTGAGTACCGTTGAATTGGTTACCAATGTTTACCACACCAGCAGTCAATGTGGAACCAGATGTTCCAATGGCTGTACCAATGTCAACCAAGAAGTCATTGATCTGTGAACCTGTGGGGATGTAAAACACAGCGCCGCGATACACGGTTGTAGCTGCGTCAGCAGTGATGGTTGCGGCTGTGGGAGGGTATACAGAACTAGAGTTTGTATAAACAACAGCATTAACGTTGGGGATCAAGTTGCCATTAACAAACTGACCAGAACCACCGGGGTAACCAGCAGTACCATTTCCGCCAGTGTTGGCGAAGTTCATGTCAATGTTTTGAGCGAGATCGGTATATCCTACATCGCGGATGGGGCCAAATCTATTTGAGCCCGATAGAATTGGGCCGGAGAACGTGGAACGAGCCATGATAATTCCTTATGCAAAAGTCTCTTGTTAATCGTTGCATCGTGACCCCTGGGCGGGCTGGCAACAAGAGAAAAAATCCCAGACAGCCTTCAATATACACTATTCCTTGGGTGTGTCAAGAAGTTTTTTCTTGTTTCTTGCAGCCATCATTTTTGATTTCCAAATTGGATCCGCCCACAGTGCTTTGGCTGCGGCTTTTTTAGCAGCTTTGACTTCCTCACGGTTAGCAATTTCTTTGTTGTTTGCAGTTTGTTTAGCCGCATACTCAGGGTCAGCCCACTGAGTTTTAGCTTGAGCGCTGGTTTTAGCTTTGGACTTGTCTGTATTACGAGCTTCCTTGATGCTTTTAGCCAGTGTACCCCCTTTTGTTTCCCACATCTTTTTAGAATTGATTGACTTAGATTCAAGTGCTTCTGGCGTATTCTGAGCTTTGGTTTGCCCTGCAACTACTTTGGCGCGATACTCTGGGTCTTGCCAATGTTCTTTGGTAAATCGTCCATCAGCGGCTTTTTGTTCTTCCGATTTAATATATCCGCTTGGGCCTTCGCCACCATCAGTTAAATTAAATAATGTTCCTGTTTTTAAATCTCGACGTCCATATAGTTTGATAAGTTCCATCTCTTTGGCAAAAGCTTCTTCTTCATTTTCCGTTTCAAATACACGCTCACAAACGGCAACAAAATTGCGCTGTTTTAAATGCGAAATAAAGTCTTGAAACGGTTTATTGTGAGATCCTCTTGACCAATGCGATAAATCACGATCTCCTGTACCTTTACCTACGTACACAGGCTGGCCTAGTTTAAGAGGGCGCGGGTCACGATAAACATAAACATAAAACATAGTTAACTCCTTTTAGAAGTCTCAACTATATATCAATGGATGGAGAATGTCAAATATATTTTCTAAATACTTTTCGAAAACAAGTTACGATACGGGTGACACATAACAAAATAATATCCAATAAAAAAGGCCCCGAAGGGCCTTCTCAAATCGCGCTAAGTGCTTGATTTTATTAGAAAGAACCTGAAGAACCCCAGATTCCCAATGGATCACTCCATCCAAAAGAGTAACGCTCACGTGATTTATAACGTACGTTACCCGTATCAAAATCACCATCCATAGAGTTCTGCAATGGTGTGCGCTCGAAGTGCTTCAAGCCATTGGGAACGTCAGTGGTAAGGAACCAAGCGTTGGGATCTGTCAAGAAGTGGTTGACAGTGTAGCCCTCTGGGATTGCGCCCATTTGCTTGATGGCGTTGATGTCATTGTTTGTGGTAGCGACGCGGAGTTCGGTATCCAACAAACGTTTTGCAACAAACATCAATGAGGGAGGAATGACCAATTTCTTGGGCTTTGCAGCGATCAAGAGGCCACGCTCGTCTGTCCAAGCAGCGATCTGGATCACGGCGGCTTCCAAAGAAGTCTCGTTCAAATCAACTTGGGTAGTAGGAGTGTTAGCGTTGGTACCGCCGTTGACCAAGGGATGGTTAGTTGCAAACAATGCAACGCCGTCACCACCAACATAGCTAGAGTTGAAGCCGTTATTTAAAACAGCAGCAGCTTTCACTTGCTTGGTATAAGCCATGGCACGAGCCAAACCTTTGGTGTAACGAGCAGACAAGCTGTCGTACAAGTTATCTTCAATCGCCTCTTCAGTGATTGAGAAACCCAAAGCAATGGTTTCGTGGTTATAGCGAGTTGTCCATGCCTCTTGTGCATTGTCATAAGCGATGGCTGTGCCCTCGTTTTTAACAGGTGCTGCTGAGAAGCCAGACAGTTTGGTCTCTTCCTCGAATGAACGCTCAGAGGTCTCTGTTTCATAGATCTCTTTGTGCTCTTCGCCATAACGTGCATACTCCAAACCGAACAAAGCGTTCAAGCCGGGGAGCAGCTCTTTCAATAATTGTGCGCGTGAAATAGCCATTTGTTAGCTCCTTAATTAAACGCCATTAGCATTGAAGTAACTATGGTAACCAAAGTTCCATGTCACCAACACTTCGGGATATCCAGTGAATGTGAAGTTAACAGCGGAAGATTGCGCAGAGGCAACAGCCGTATTAATTGTCACGCTAGTACCAGACACAGCGGTTACATAGGTGTTTGAACCTGCTGTAATGCCGGGGCCAGTGACTGCCATTCCTGGGACGATGCTAGAGTTAGCTGCAGACAATGTGATTGTCGTAGAGCTAGAAGTACCAGCTTGCACATAAGACACTGCTGTATCAGGGACAATACCCACGATACGCATCGCTGCGCTGGTAGTAATTGGTGTGCTTACAGTAGCGGATGCAGAAATTGCAACGCCAGCAAGAGAGTCACCAGTGGTTGTAGAACCAGTATTGCCAGCGGCAGCGCCAATGTAATAAGCATTGGAACCAATGAACGCTTGGTTAGCGTAAGCAATAGTAGTGCTACCACCTGTACCGGCTGGGTTAACGACCACGGCTGATTTGAAAACAGCTTGAGGATCATCAACTACATAGCCAAGGGCGTCAGGAGCAGTTGTACTAGCTTGCCAGTATTGGTAACGATTCTTACCATAAATGGGGCCGCCAGTGGTGGAGTACTCACAACCAACGAACACACCGATTGTTCCAGCTACTGCTGAAGAAGCGTTGTATGCCAAGGATGAGACTACGAGATTACCGATGTTTGCACCGGTACCGATTTGAACAACGTCGCCGTTGAACAAGCTTGTGCCGTAACCATTCACGATGGGGAACATACGAGTAGAACCCGCATATACACGTCCACCGATCAAGTTAACAGGCTTCAGGCCGTAAGGGGCCGAAACTGTAGGATAAGCCATGTTAATTCCTTAAAGATTAAGAACCAGAACCAAATGTAACCTTCGAACGTTTCTCTGAGAACAGAGGCATTCTAGGGTCGCTGTCTTTCAAGAAATTGTTATCCACGGAGTCCATTTGAGCTTGGTTTTGTTTTGCGTAATACGCATCACGTTGTTGCAAAAACTCTTCTGGGATTCTGCAGAGTAACAATCCGCCTACCTCGATATTGCCTTTGAATCGGCCTTCTTCGGTGGCGTGCATCATCATCTCAGGATAATCTTCCGCTTTGCAGGGTTCATATCCTTCTCTGAACTTAGAGGAAATGTTACTGGGATCAGACTGCCCCATTGTGCTAATGCGAATGTATCTATGTTTCCAACCGGGCCGGGGGTCGGGCATAGGTAGAGTCTCAGGCGCCCTCCACATCGTTGGACGTTGGGTGGATGCTCTCGAATCTAGTTCGCGCGATAGTCTACTTTGTGCTGTCATGATTAGTTACTCCTCACTTGTTCTTCCGCAACCTTTTTGGCATAGAGTTCCAAAGGAACACCAAGCCGCTTGGCGATATTTACCTGAGTCTGAGTCAGCACGATCTTTTTGGGCGCTGTGCTTCTCGTAGCAGGTGCTACGTTTGATTTGGCTGGCCGCTGAGGGGGTGGCGCATCAGCAGGTTTCTCAGACTCAAACGCATCTGGGAAAACTTGTTTCAACCGAGAATTTAACTTCTCGTAATACTCTTCGGACGATGGATTAACGCCAGACTTGAGGAGTTTCGCATGGTACCCCAACGCAAAGCTGGTCATTTCATCATCGTTTCCGAACCACGGATTCTTTTCCCGCCACGCTTCCGCTTTGGGATCAACCACTGTAGTTGGAGCCGCTTGAGCCGTTTGTACTTCATTTTTACTATCTTGTAAAGGGGTCGGCTTAAAATTGTTAACTTTATCAGCCTTTATCTTTGCAGCCGTTAGCTCTTCTTGTGCAGCCAACAGTGCTTCAGAATCCCCTGACTCATAGGCAGTTTTGTACTTGGATTTAGCCTCTTCGATCTCTGTATTGACTACGCGTTTAGCGCTTTCAATCAAAGCTGTTTGGCTTTCGCTCAGTGAGCCTTTGAGTTTTTTATTCTCTTCGGCAATCACTTGGGCTGCACGAATGGCTTCTTCCCGCTCACGCTGGGCAGCCTCTGCCTTGCGGCGTTCTTCGTGATAACCCTTAGTAAAGTGTTGTATCCTTTTTCTGACACTTTCGTCATACTTGGCTAGTTCATCCGCTTGAAAATCCTGTGGAGGTTCATCCATGGGTTTGCGGTTGCGATCCTCTGGGGGAGTATCGTCTTCGATTTCAATCTCGACTTCCTGTTCAGTTGCTTTATCAACTTCATCAGGGAACTTAAAGTCTTCACCTCTGTATGTTGCCATGTTTTACTCCTTATGACGCACGTGTAATCCCACGGGGATCTTCAACCACAGCTTCGACGTTGTCGTCGTTGATTAGACGGAACTCTCTGCCATGGATCTTCAAGCGGGTGCCTGAATTGGGTCTGACGATTACGAAATCGCCAATCTTGCAACGAGGCCCACTAGGGAACCTTGTTGTATCTGAATAGGCTTCTGGGCCCATCTTGATGACAAACAACACTGGGGTGAGCATCTCTTCTTTCCAAACTTCTTGGCTAGATTTGATAATCCCAATCTCGCTGTCTGCATACTCTTCCATCGCTTCGGGGACTACAGTTAATAGCATGAATCCCTTGGGGTCTGGAATCTGTTTGGCCTTTTGTTCTGGATCTTTATTCAAAATACCAGAAAGGTCTACAGCACTTACATCGAAGTTACTCGTCATCTTCATCGTCCTTTAGTTTACGCACGAGGTCGGCTATCTCTCTTTGTGCAAGGGTAAGGCCTCGGATTACCCCACACATATTTTGGTACTCACCAAAATCCTTCGCAGCACCTTCGCTCATCGGTGCGGTATATGAATCTTTAATCTCTTCGAGTTTTTTAAGCAAATGTTCCAGCAGTCTGTCATCCATTCCAGCACCCCTTTGTAGCTTTGTCGTATACAACTTTATTTTTGTAATCCACACCTGAAAATTCAACAAATTGTTCTAGTGTTCTATCCGTGCCTAATCCATATATGCCGCGCATATTTCCATGAATCAAATTATTAAATCTTTCTTTGGATTGCCGATCTAATTCCCACCAGCGAACGCTTCTTACTTTGTCTTCTTCTTCAGACCAATGCTTGGCTCTTGTGCCATCGTTGTTGTCATACAAATGATAGATAGGTAATCTAGGGATATGGAAAATATCCCACCCATGCGTATACGCGCGAATGGATACAGACTGTTCTTCACCTTGGAAATAAAACAAAGGATCATAGGGAATTTCATTGACAAAATTTCCATCTGCAAACACGCAGCCAGCGGCTATGTGAAAGCCTTTTAATGGAGTGTCGGTATCAACAGGAAGCCCAGTAATATTAACAAAAGGACTATCATCGTTGAACTTTTGATCTTCTTTTATGTAAGCACAAACTGCCCCATTTGTGACGGGTTCTTTTATAAACTTATCGTCAACTATCTTAAATGGGTGTGGGTAATCTGAGATAACAAACCTAGGATTTATAGCTGCGCATTCTTCTGCGGCTTCGATCATTCGCTCATCCCAACCGTAGTCAAAGATCATGTGAGAATCAATTTGGAAAAAATAATCTTCGTCTCTATACAAAGACATGCATAGAGCCCTAGCCCAACAACATCCTCTAGATTCTTCAGGGTTAATACCTAAATACCTCATGTTGTCACCGCTAGGAACTCTTAGGCGGTTTGATTCTTTCGTTTGCTCCACAATACCAAACACAATATCTTGTGGATATTTGGCATTTAGTAAGGCATCCAAAACTGTCCTTGTGAGCATTTTGTCTGCATACGAAGCAATTGATAAGAATATTTTTTTAGCCATTTGCAGGTTCTTGTGGTTGGTTCATCTGAGCATCTGCTTGCTGCTGTTGAATGTCCATCTTCTCACGAGCTTGTTGAGCCTTTGTCGCCATATCTAAGATATGCTTTTCTTGCTCTTGCTTGAGTTTGGCTTGATGTTCTTTCTCGGCATGCACTAAGCTTTGTCTGTGCTGGTGCTCAGTGTGGTGCATCTGCTGGGTGGCTTGCGCTACGTCCATGATATGCTGCTGGTTAAGCTGCTCGGGTGTTTGAACTGCGTTTTGCGCTGGTTGCGCTTGTGCTGCCTGTACCCCAGCTTGCTGTTGTTTCAACTGTAGCTCCGCTTGCTTGAGTGCCAACTCGCCCTGAACTTTATGAGCTTGTGTCTGAGCTTGCGCTGCCTTGATCTGCAACTCTTGCTGCTGCATTTGAACCAAAGGATCTTGAGCTTGTTGCTGAGCTTGCTGTTGTGCTGCCATCGCTTGGTGCTGCTGTGTGAGCTGCACTGCGGCTTGGGCCACGAGCCTAGACAACTGAACCTCTTGATCCGGTGGCAACTTGGCATCTGGTGCTGGCATCTGCACACCCAACTGCTTCTCAATCTGGCTCCTATACTGGAACGCCAAGTGGTCTGCGATGTGCGCTTGGATCGCTGCTTGCATCTGTTGCGCCATGGGGTTTTGCCCAATCTGCTGAGCAATCATGGGATCCTGCATGAACGTAGAGTGCACCGCAATGTGCGCATCGTGATCTTGGAAGATAAAGGCTTTTGTAGGCTTTCCTTTGAGGAAGCCCATGTTCTCACTGATTGGATCTTTGGGCATCTCGTCATCTTCAGTCGGCACCAACTTGTCGGCGTTCTTCACACCCAACACCTCGATCATCTGACGGTGCAACATCGGTAGATCATAGATCTGTGGAGCGCTTTGCGACAACTGAATCACAGCTTGGTACTGCATGATCCGCTGAGCCATTGTGCTTGAGTTGGGATCCGATACTGGGATCACCTCCACCAAGTCGTAGTCAGACTGTTTGGCTTTACGATCTGCTTTGTCTGGGTCGTATGCGTAGGATTTCGGAGCATGCTCTCTGATGATTTCTTTCAAGAGCTTGAACTCTTGTCTCATCGAATAGTGCACACGGGCCTGCACAGCAGACATGGTCTTTAGCTGCCTCTCCAATAGAGCTAGCGTAGTACCCACAGGTGCGTTGGCACCCATGTCAGACACGTTCATATCTGCGATTGAACCAAGTCTTCTACCTTCGTCTGTGATCTCTTTAAGTAGACCTGCCAGAACCTGACTGGGTTCTTTGTATGGTAAGGGCATGATGTTGTCACGCAGTGCGCCTGACGCAATGTCCACATCTCTAAACTCTCCGGGGGCGATCGGTGTATCGTCTCCCTTAGTACGCAGCCCACGGGTCTTCAACCCTCCGGGCAAGTTAGAGAGCGTACCTGCATCAACGAGCTGTCTGATGATCGATGTACCTGCACGTGCATAGCCACCAATCAAATGGATGTATCCTAAACCATAAGCGCCAAAACCTGGCACATAGTCGTACTGAACTAAGTGGTCTCTCTTGAGTTTGAGTGGGTCTTTCTCTTTCCAATTGCGGTAGATTGAGAGAACCTTGCGCGTGCCTTTTTCAATCGAGATGATATAAGGTCTGGCGATGCCATCCTCATCTTCAAACATCGGCAAGTCATAGTCAACTTGAATTTCACAGATCTGATAGCGCTCATCGTCTGTCAATGAGTAGCCTTGCTCTTCAGCTTTTTTCTTCTCAACATCAGTGTGGATCTGTGTGGGTTCACCTAACTCAATGTCACGATAGAACCCTGAAACCTGCAGCTTTCTAATGTCGTTCTTGGTCTTCCTCATGATGTGAGTCACACGCTCAGCCATGCGCGCACCACTGGATCCATAAGGAATAATCACATCTTCTGCGGGGATATAGATTGAAGTCTGTCTACCAATGTTGGGGTCATAGTAAACTTTCTTGAACGCTGATCCTGTCAAACCTAAGTTGAACAACATCCTCTCATGCTCTGGTCTGTACTCAGGCATGCCCTCGGTCAACTCATAGTTCATATCAGCGCCAACTCGCTCAGCGGCTTCTTCCTTGAGCTTATCTATCGCACCAATGATCTCAGTCTTAACAGGGCCAGCAGCAGGAAAAGTCTCAATGATCGTTTCACTTTGAAAACGTACAGCAGCTTCTGTGAGGAGTGGGGAGTAAACGCCACAAGCACCGTTCCATGGCTCGGTTCTTTCCTCATACTTCATCCCCAATACTTCTAAGCCCTTGACGAGCATCTCAACCCAATCTTTTCTTGAGTTGATATCTGCCTCCACAAGCTCCATGAGGCCACTGGAAATTTTCCCAAGCTCACCGTCGTCTAAGTACTCGGCTAAGTTGTCATCAAATTCTGTAGGGCCTAAGTCCTCTTCGCCTTCTGGTTCCGCTTCCTCACCCGCAATTTCAATTTCGATCTCTCCAACGTCTGGGTCAAGACCCTGCATGATCCCTTGAGGCGCGGCGTATAAACTCTTTTCCATGATTGATCCTTAATAATATGATGAACGTCGGCCTGATTTGAAGTAGACTCTTTCTTCCGGCTCGTCACTCGGCAGTCTCAAGAAACCACCTTGCCTAAAACGCATGAGTGCAAGTGTTGTCGCGTCCACCAAGTCATCATGTTCTCCTGATGGGAATGCAGCGATCTCATCTACTAACTCTTCGGCCCAACGGGTCTCGGGTACCCAAACTTTACCAGACGCAATGATGTCAGCTACCGAGTTTAATCGCGCAATCTTGTCTTGTCCACGACTAGGCGTGTAGTCTTGAACCGGTATTCCCATGGCTCTTAGCTCATATATTAAGGGTGCTCCAGTCGCTTTTTTCTCAATTAACACCCCATCTGGCTGCCATTCTTGGTATTCTTTGAACACATCGTGCTTCAAATCTATCCACTCAACACGCCTTCTATATGTGTTTAAAAGGATCAAATTGGGCAAATTATGGTCTTTATTGTTGTAAAAAACGCCCCAAAGTGTGCCCGCAGAGTAGTCAGCACGCTGAGTTTTCTCATATGCCGTGTCCCAAGTCTGCAAAATATAGTCACATTCAGGCGGTTCTTGCTCTGTCCATATCTTCCACCAGTCTCTTTTGATGATCGCAGACTCGTTTCCAACAGGATTTTGCTGGTATTGGGCTTGCCATTTTGCATTTGGCAACTCTTCTCTGAGCGCATTTAGCTCATTTAATGACCAAAACTCTGGCCATAGGGGGTTTCCCGAGGGCAAAATCGCCGGAAATTCAATGACTTCCCACTCTTCACCACCCCTAGAAGCACTTGCTTTGATCACTTGCCCAGTCAAATCTCTCATTGACCAACGTGTCATCACGATCACAATTGATCCACCCGGCTGCAAACGCTGCCTTGGGCCAGACGTATACCATTCATAAACCTTGTCATAGACTTCTGGGTTCGTCGCCGCCATCGCAGCTTCTTGTTCTGAGTGTGGGTCATCAATAATAAGTATGTCAGCACCCTTACCGGTCACAGCACCGCCTACACCAATCGCAAAATAATCTCCGCCTTTTGATGTGTTCCAGCGACCAGCCGCCTTGGAGTCTGCTTGTAAGTTCAGATCCGGAAAGATCTCTTTGTATACTTCGCTATCCACAAGGTTACGGACTTTACGCCCAAAGCCTACCGCCAATTCCGCAGTGTGTGAAGTCTGGATGACTTTTTTGTGTGGATATTTTCCAAGAAACCATGCAGGTAATAAATAACTAGCAAACTCGGACTTAGTATGACGAGGAGGCATATTAATAATAAGACGCTTACACTCGCCGCGAGCCACACGCTCAAACGCTTCAGCCATCCTAGCATGGTGTCTCCCTGATATAAATGTTGGCCACACCTTCTGTGTGAACTTTAAAAACTTGGCTCTAGCAAGTTCTTGCTCTTTGAGCATCTCCAAATGGATGAGCTGTTTCTCCAATACCCGCATCTCCGACTCTGACAGCCTTGGCAGAATCTTGGTTATGTCTTTAAGAGAGACGTCTTGGACTTCACTCATCGATGGAATCGTTCTCTAAATCAGATGTACTTATTGCCGTTTCAGAGACTGCACCTAGGTGCGTATCCAGATCGTCTAGCGGAGTGATGTCGCTGATATCCTCATTGCTATTAAGTAGCCTTTTGACTCTTTCTTTGATCGAGTTCTCAAGCGACTCCGACGACTTATGATTGATGGTGATTTCGCTACGGTTGGTAAACAAACCAACGTCCGAGTGCTTACCCAGCAGTTCAAGGGCTTTGATTTCAATTTTGTAATCTCCGCAATCAGCTAACTGAACCAATTTATTGGTGATGAAATTTCTAGCTTGCTGCGCATCCTCGAATGTCTGGTAGTCGTGTTGACTAATGATATTGAGAGCGGCTTTGGCAACACCGGGGTTGCTAATGTGTTTGGGAGTGTTGGTGGGCTGAGTGGTTAACTCAACTGCTTTCTTTGCGTCGTCTGCAGTGAAGTCGATTGCCCCGCCTAGTTGTTCCAAGAGCTTCGCAGTATTGACAGCGACAGCTATAGCATCCGTCTGAGTCGCAGGCTCCTCATCGGACATATCGAAAGGGATTGGGTATTCCCTAGAAGGTTCAACTTTAAGCATCGGGTAAACGCACCGAGTAGTGATGGCTGAAATATACCATAGATATATTTTTTTTGCAAGGGGGATCCTTTTTTGATACCGGGGGGTCACCTAATATAAAGGGGGTGGGGTCTTGGTTGTGGCGAAATTTTAAAAATGGGTATCGGGTGTGCAGAACACAGTGTAGAGATATCTAGGATTCCTTTCCTACATTTCGGGGGGTGGCACTCGGGTGGGTCTTTGCTTTGAACCCATAACATTGTTAGCCCTAGGTCAATACAGTTTAATTTTCGTGTGAACACAATTTGATTTTGATTCTTTTTTGTGGTACAATATAGTCATGCAAACGAAGAAACGATTGCATACATTGTTCAACATTAACTAACGAAGGGTTTCATTATGACAACAACTATCACTACACACGAAGACGCAACGGTGTTAGACCTTATTAATAACGTCGCTGATGCAGTTAAACGCAAGTACGGCGCAACCAAGGCGCTCGCAGTTAAGTTGTGCGACACTTTACCCGCAGAGTGGTACAACGTCGAGCATTCGGATCAATCCGAAGAAGCTAAGCCCACGCTCGCAGTTGCACAGTTATTCCGTGACACACTGCGCAACGCCGGACACAAAAACCCGTCGGTCGAGTGGACACGTGTTCGCAACGAAGGCAGAGTATTCGCCGAAGGCGCTCCCGAATCCGAAGGCGCCGGTGCAAAGAAGCGCACTCTTAAACTGCGTTTAATTGAGGAGTTGACCAAATTGCACAAAGCCGGTCTCGCTGAGAAGTTCGTTAACGAAGACGAAGCCGAAGCATTGACTAGCATTGCTAGCGCATTGATAGCGCTCAATGTTGACCTCAATATGATTAAGTAAACGTGAGAAGCCCTAACAATGTTAGGGCACTCTTCAACCCAAGGGGAAAATTATGGATTATCAAGTATGTCTAGGTTTGTTATTTATTGTGACTATCGTTGCATGGATAAGCGCAGAAGTCACATACTATCGGAGCACTAAAAATGATTGAATTATTTTGCGCAGTGGTTATTGGTATCGTCGCATCAGCAATAATTATATTAACCTCACCCTAACATTGTTAGGCTTCCCTAGGTGCTACACTGAACTCAGTGTAGCATTTTTTTTGCGCTTTTGTCAAGCGCATTTATGCCAGTTCCCATAAGAATGTGCATTGTTACGCCTAATGTTACGAAAATTGTGTCTTTGTTATACAACACATCGCTGGAAACCCGCATGAATCCTAGATTGTTACATGTTACGTTTTTTTTGATAATTGAATGAAACTTTGGGAGCACGAACATGAGGAAGCCCTCGGCAAGAGCATTCTGTGCTACATTTGATTTTCCAAGATCATATAAAAATGAGTATAACAATATAACTTACATAACATTTAATTTTTTTTAGTTTAGAATCAAGTACTTACAAGCGTTATGTTTTTTTTCTGCCTATTTTTTAAGCATAACATTGCGAAACACTGTACCACAAATAGCGCAACGACACTTCCGATGTAATTCTAGAGCTTGCAGTAATACCCAAGTATTCACTTTTTCAATTCAGTCCCACCCAAGACCAACGAGAGACCAAAGAGTTGACATAGGTATAACATTGTGGTACAATATAGGCTGAAGACAAAAATCTTCTACTCAACAACACTCTCAACCCCTAACAATGTTAGGCAACAACGAAAGGTTACTTATGGACTGGAAAGAATGTCTTGCGTGCGGTGACGATATCCGCATCGAGCGTTGGCAACTCGGCTATCGCTTCTGTTTATTCTGTGGTGAAGATCAAGCACGTGCTGAGCGTGCATCGTGGACTATCATTCAAGAGTATACCAAGGGCAACTACATGTTAGTTACACCTGCCAACGTACACACAACACTCAAGCAGACTAACCCAAAGGAGAATAGAGCGTGAGTAAAGATATCCCCAACTATAAAGCACGTGACTACGTGCAACGCAAAGAGCGTTTTGATGGTGCTAATGTATACGCAAGATGGCACAGGCGCAGTGATTCACTGCAAAGCAAGCAGACCATATACGTGGTTTACTCGTATGGGAATCACTTCCCCATGTTTGTTTACGATGCCGACGCTGACGTATGGGTAGAGAATTCCGATAAGTTCTCGGCAACAACATCAAAACAACGAACACAACTGCATCCATTGTGTGACACATTAAAGCGTCCGTTAGAAGACGTAAAGTTAGTTGCGGCTTATGGTATCTGTGGACTATTAAATAAGGAGTAAAAAATGACTGAAGGCGACTACTTAAAAGCACTCGAACTCATCAAAGATGCTGAGCGCAACATCAGGGAAGGAGATTATGACCTTGCTCATATTGCAGTAATCGAAGCCCTAACATTGCTTGACGAGCGTGAGCGAGTCATGGGTGAAGAAGATGAGCGAGTTTGATGATCGGCCTGAATGGATTGTGTACAGAATAATTGGACATCCGTTCAGTTTATTAGCCACGACCAAGCCAGTGTGGGACTCGATGATGGAGTATTCACGAAATGAGTACAGGTTCGAAATTGTTGCCGAGAATTTAACGTTCGAAACTGCAACGAAGATGATAAGACTAACGAAGGGAGAATAACATGAGCTATAACCGACGGAGCGAATTGATATCACGCGTGATCTTTCTGATTGCGGTTATTGTGATATGTGCAGATTTATTTATCTGGAGGAGAGGATGAAGCTAACCAAGTACTACGTGACCGGATACAACCCACGGTTCGGCAACTGGAGTGCACAAGTGTACGAATGTGCAACGATGGAGAATGCGAAACTTAGATTTTCCCTTGAGTTTCCATACCTCAAAACAATTAAGGCTTACGCCCTACGGACAGACTAAATGCTTGACTCAGGTATTATTCTGTGGTACAATGTTATTAAAAAAGCTCAATGAGCGAAGTGAATTGTGTTTGTCAGCAACCCCCTAACAATGTTAGGGATATTAACCTAGAAGGAACTAAAAATGTCAGAAGTAAATTTCGGTAAGTCAATTACATTGAAGCAAGCATCAAAGCTCATTCAATCCAACCCTGAGACTCGTTTTCTACTTGAAGGTGAGCCGGGCATTGGGAAGTCATCCCTATTAGAGAGTATAGCCAACGGTATGGGCTACGACTATGCCTACATCGATGTGCCGAACATGGACTTGGGCGATATCGCCATGCCTGTGATCGACCACGACACCAAGACTACCAAGTATTACCCTAATGCTAGGTTCAAGATTCACGAAGGCAAACCACTGGTGATCATGCTCGACGAGTTCACCAAAGGTGCAGACCCTGTGAAGAACATGCTTCACCCCATGCTAGAGAAGGCAAACCCAAGACTCGGTGACATTCCAATACCCAAGGAGACCATTGTGTTTTTGACTGGTAATCTTTCGACCGACGGTGTGGGTGACTCCCTGAAAGCACATAGCCGTAATCGTTTGGTTCCCGTGCGTATCCGCAAACCCGATGCCGATGAGTGGATCGAGTGGGCGATGGGCAAAGGTATCGAGCCCGAGGTGATTGCATGGGTGAATCGGTTCCCTCATGTGTTGGCTAGCTATACCGATGGTGGATCCGGAGATAACCCATACATCTATTCACCTAAGAGTAATCAGAAGGCGTTTGTTTCCCCTCGTTCGCTAGAGACTGCATCTAACATTGTTAGGACTCGTAAGGACAACGATCCTGATACGGTGATATCCGCATTGACTGGTGCGATCGGTGAAGCAGGTGCTCGGGATATGCAAGCGTACATCGAGTTCTCAGATCAACTGCCGACATGGGAAGCGACGATTGCTAACCCTAAGACTACGCAGATACCAACATCAGCCGGTGCCTGTGCGATTGTGGTATTCGGTGCGATTGCACGGATGACCAAGGAGAGCATCACTCCATTCATGGAGTATCTACAACGGTTCGATGCCGAGTGGCAAGCCGTGTTTGCGATCAACATTGCGAAGACACCGAGCAAGCAAGCGATAGCGTTCAGTTGCAAGGCGTTCAGTGATTGGGTTGCGAAGAATCAAGACTTACTTTAATAGGAGCTAACAATGTTAGAGGAACGAAAAATACAGAAGGCCAAGATCAGCTTGATGCGTAACCCCAAGTTCGCATTGCTCAGTGGTATCTTGATGGTGGGACGTACGTTTGTTGACGATAACACACCGACTGCTAGGACTAACGGACGTGACGAGTGGTATGGGCGTAAGTTCATCAACGAGTTGACCGAGAAGGAGCTTGCGTTTGTGATTGCACACGAAGCGTCGCACAAGATGTATCGTCACTTGACTACGTATAAGAAGCTACATGAAGAGAATGCAATGCTGGCGAATGGTGCGTGTGACTACGTGATCAACCTGATGCTACAAGATACAGACCCCGAGCAAACCGTGATCACCATGCCACGGTGGAAGAGTGGCGAGAAGAAAGGTGAGCCGATGGGCTTGATCGATGAGAAGTATCGAGGTATGAATTCCAAGCAAGTGTTCGACCTACTGAAGCAGAACGATGATGGATCGGGCGGAGATGGGTTCGATGAGCATGACTGGGAAGAAGCAACGAAAGGCATGACAGAGCAAGAGAAACGTGAGTTGGCTAGGGATATTGACCAAGCCATAAGACAAGGACTCATGGCACAACACAAAGTTGCCGGTAAGGGTAGAAGTGGTGGTGACCGAGAGCTTGAAGATCTACTCAATCCCAAGGTGGATTGGCGTGAAGTCTTGCGTGAGTTCGTGAAAGCCACATGCAATGCCAAGGATACTTCATCATGGCGCAGGGTTAACCGACGTTATCTATCGACTGGTATGTACATGCCGAGCATGATCGGTGAGCGAGTTGGTCATATCGTGATAGCCGTAGATACATCGGGGTCAGTAGGACAACAAGAATTATCTGAGTTCCTTGGTGAAGTCAAAGGTGTAGCAGAGGAGGTGCATCCTGAGAAAGTTGACTTGATCTACTGGGGTTCAGATGTTGCAGGTCACGAAGAGTACGAAGGCAATGCGGTGGCTAACATTGTTAGTTCTACAAAGCCCAAGGGCGGTGGAGGTACATCGCCGAGTTGCGTGTCCGAGTATCTCGAAGAGAAGAAGATCGTGCCCGAGTGCATCATTGTTCTTACCGACGGATACGTAGGCAGTGACTGGGGTGGCAACTGGACTGCACCAATTCTGTGGACTATCGTAGGAGGTAATGATGTCGTTTCACCGAATGGCAAAACAATTCACATCAACAATTAATATTAACCGAGCACTAATGAGGAGAGATGAAATGATGATTGTAACTATTGGCTATCAAGACTATGCGTTACCAACCAAGGACGCCATAACATTGTTAGAGTTACTGAGCAAGGCAGAGAGGTACGAGGACAGGTACGTATCAAAAGATTCCAAGGAGAACACAACAGGCGAAGCGTATCACACGTTTCATGTGTATGAGAATGACACGGTGTTCAATGCCAAGGTTATCCCTAACGAGAAATACCGAATGGCTAAGCTAGCGGGTAAACCCGAGCGTTCATAATTTAACAGGAGAAATCAAATGAGTATTAGTTCATCAGCAGTATTAGTAGAGTTGAATATCAGCGTATGGCCAGCCAGTAAAGTTGACCGTGAAACAACTGATCTTGTGAATAGCAACGCATCAGCAGTGCGAGATGCCAGCCAGACCAAGAAGAATCTTTTTGCAGGTACGAGCATGCGTAAGGATATCGACAAGTTCGCCGCCCGAGTGCGTCTGTATCACAACCAACACACATTGCCTTGGGCAGACAAGGGTCAACGACTTCTACCTACTAAGCTATTCATGGAATACAAGCAGACCATGGATGCACACGAGCACACATTCAATATGATGTGCAATAACTTCTATGCCATGTATCCTCAGTTGGTACAGGATGCGAGCGTAAGTCTAGGTTCACTCTACAAAGCAAGCGACTATCCCGATATCGAGGAAGTCAAGGGTAAGTTCGGGTTCAGAAGATCCGTCGATCCAATCCCTGAGAGTGGCGACTTTAGATTAGATGTATCAGCAGAGGACTTAGCGGATTTGAAAAACCACTATGAACAACAATATAGCAATAGGATAGCCGAAGCGATGCGTGCACCGTGGGAACGTCTGCATACTACGTTAACTGCAATGTCTGAGAAGCTCACCGAACGAGCTAGTGATCAGAAGGTTCGGTATCACGACAGTCTACTAACGAATGCGCAAGACTTGTGCTCGCTGTTGACCAAGCTCAATGTGACCAATGATCCGAAGTTAGAGGAAGCTAGGCAAGACCTTGAGCGTGCGTTGGTAGGTGCAGACATGGACGGACTGAAAGAAGATTCGTTCGAGCGTCATGCCTTGAAGAACAAAGTGGATGCCATCATTGGCAAGTTCAACTGGTAAGGGGTATGTATGAAAGCATGGACTAAGTATCCGAACACATTTGATTCGGATGTTCTTGAGAAGGTTCCACATATTGTGGAAGACCGAGATGGTAATCAAGTTGAGGTGATGGCGCTTGATCCAATCAACGCTATCGTATTGGTAACTGAAATGATAATGGAGAATTTTAAATGATTGATGCAATGATGCTATCCAGTGTTTACATGGAGAAGAATAAGAGTAAGACCGACGTAAAGATGGACTCCAATCTATCTGAGATTGTGGTTGCGTTAGCTACTACTAATCCGACGTGGTCATTCGAGTGCATACCTCATCAGTTCAGAGATCGTATTGGTAAGGTTTACGTATATGCAGAGGGGCAACAGATTGGTTACCTTAACCGTGAGTATTCTAACCGAGCCGGTGGTAATGCAACTAGAGTTAGTAAGCCCAATGAGTATAGACGCAACGGAGAATTCACAGTCACGTCCGACAACAAGAAGGCCATTCGTGAAGCGAAGAAACGTTTCACGGTTAAGTCTATTAAAGAAATAATAGGCGAGAAGTATAGAGAAGCTAGAGATATAGTGCAACAACAACGATACCGCAAGGGTAGCAGGGCAGGGGATTGTGTAGGTTCGTTGAGAGATGTTATGCATAAGTACACATTTGAAGAATATCGGGAGCAGTTCGTTTCGTTCTTGACCAAGCAACATAACAGTTCACAACTATTAAGTAAGCTCAAGGAGTTTGATGAGATAACTGCGGAGTTCAACGCAATCGACGCAATCGAGGAAAAGGTGAAGACAGACGACCATGTACTTATCCATATCAATGGGAGTAAATATATTGTTAAGACTATTGACAATGTACAATCTTATGATGATAATACACTCCCCGAAGAATACAGAGGTAAGCTCGGTATGCTGAAGTTGGTGGAGGTGAACCAGTGTGTATCGGATGTGGGATGCAGAACACATGACGATACGTTCTTAATTGTTACCTAACAATGTTAGGGGTTGAAAGGTATATATGAATACAGAGATGTTAAAACGTGCAAGGAAACTGTGGGCGGTGGAGTACATGTCCCACTACGAGAACAGGACGAACATGCGCAAGTGGGTGAAGGCGGTGCGTGTGGTCAGAGACAATGGGAACTGGCTTTTGTTGAAAAAGGTGGGGAGGGCAAATGAAAATGCAAGCAACACTATCGTTTAATTACCCCGAGGATGAAGGTAGGTTGGAAGACGCAATGCGTGCAACTGAGTACAAGGAAGCGTTACAACGTGTGGAGAAACGTATACAAGAACACTTTGACCATGACGACAGTCCTGAGTTCACCATAGCAAGTATCAACACAATAGTAAAGCTAGCATTGAAGGGGCACTTATGAGAACGTTTTGGCTATTCTTAATTTGGCTTGAGTTGTGCATCGTCAACTGGAATCTCAAGGACATCGTTCACGTACTGGAGAAAACGACATGACTGAACAAGAAATGATTGGGATTACCAATCAAGCTAGCAAAGAATGGCTTAAAGAATTTCCAACGCCGCAAGAAACGGCGCACCCAGTGCCTAAACGCTTTTTGGAAATCTTTGCCAAACTAATAGCAGAAAAAGAACGTGAGGCGTGTGCTGAAATTTGTGATGGTTTTTACTTATCATGGATAGACATACAAGGTAGATATGAATTCATGGGTGAGGGAGCAAGCGAATGTGCTGGTGCAATCCGAGCAAGGGGACAAGAATGACTAACGAAGAAATCATAGCCAAAATTATGGCTAACCAATGGTGGCCGTTCGACCGAGTGGATCCCAAGATACTTGAGGAGATACAACGTAGGGATAAGCAGAAAACCGTCGCTGAGATGGAGGAAGCACCGCTATGACTGAACTTGGATTTTTTGTAGTTATGTTTGCGTTTGTATGCGCAATGATGAACGCAGGTTTGGTGATGTTTTTAATATGGATGATTTACAGGAGCATGAACAATGATTGAATTTACACTTACGGAGATAGTCCTATTGGCATGGGCGGGCATTGCCACAGGCATGGCACTGCATTATTGGGAGGAAGATAGGGGTCACAGAAGATTTGTGACTACCTTGATTGAGAACAAGGGGTTGCGAGAAGAGTTTTATAGCAAGATTGATAAACACATTGAGGAGCACAAAGAATGTTAAATAGTATAAAACAACTGATAAGTGCAAGTAAATCACAAGAAGTTTTACATGCAAGAAACCCCAACGAATTACGCACAGATACCAACGTGAAGTTTGGTGTAATCCAAGCGTTGAATGGCAAGATCATTGAGATCAGTACGTACAAACCCAACCACAATGGGCCTGACTGGACACACCAATGCTATATCGTAAAAGACGAAGAGACGCTAGCAGAAGCTATGGCGACTGTGATTACGATGAAAGGGCTAGAGCAATGAAGAAATGGGATGGATTCGACGAAGCGATTCTTGGGCCAGCAAGCGTTTGGAATGGCAATACTAGAGTAGAGGTATTGGTTTACGATGGCGATGCTATGCGAGATATTTTGATGAAGCGTGACTCCATGAGCATGGAAGATGCACGTGAGTTTATTGAATACAATCTTGAGGGCGCCTACATCGGTGAGGATACGCCTGTTATCGTATGGACAAATGATTTATATTGGGAGGAGGAAGAATGATATTCGACCGTATCGACGAGTTGAAGACTGGAATAGAAAAGAAAAAGCATGGGCGGGGTCTTGGTAAGAAACCTGCGCTTGTGCACTTGAGCTTGCGCTTGCCGAAAGATGTGATGGATTTTTTTGATTCACGCTATCCGTATGCAAAGCAAGCCAAGATACGAGAAATTCTTACTGATTATGTAAACAAGGAACTAACCAATGAAAAGTAGAGCACAAATCGTACGTGAGTACATAAACGCAAACCCCGAAGCTACAACTGCGGAAGTAGCCAAGAAGTGCAAAGTCACGACTCAGTACGTGTATCAAGTCAAGTCTGACGAGAAGAAAAGACTAGCGAAAAAGCGAGTGAAGATCACTGCAACCCAAGCTGAAGTGGCTAAGAGAATGGGTGTACCTCTTTCGGTATACGCAAATAATTTATTACCCAACGGAAAATTAAAAACAAGAATGCAAGCGTCATTCGATAGAGAACCGCCTACCATTACGATGGAAGAGCCAAAGGCCGACCCAGTCAATCACCCACCGCATTACAAGACTGGCGGTATTGAGACTATCGACTTTATTGAAGCGAAAGAGTTAGGCTATCACTTGGGCAACGTTATCAAGTACGTTACTAGAGCCAAGCACAAGGGCAATGAACTTGAAGATCTTAAGAAAGCACAATGGTATCTCGAACGTGCTATTATGAAGCTACATATTTGAAGCGGGTTGCTTAAATCACGTGTAAGGAAACCTTGCAGATGCGAACTTATACGTGCTACGTACGTCCCCGCTTTAAAGATTTTTGACGTATGTAGACCTTTCCAACCATGAGGGGGGCGTGGAATCTGCATAACCCCCCAACCACCCCTAACAATGTTAGGGTAAATATTTTATATAATACTATTGACAAAGTCTAATGTACCACTATACTACGGTACATGGCACAAACCCCCGAAGCAAAAGTTAAAAAGCAAATCAAGGCCACCCTTGAAAAGCATGGTGTGTATTACGCTATGCCTATCGGCACAGGCTTTGGTAATTCAGGCGTACCCGATTTTCTTTGTTGCGTGAACGGCAAGTTCTTGGCGATTGAAGCCAAGGCAGGGAACAATCAACCGACTGCGTTACAAATAAAACACCTCAACGATATTACTAGAGCAGGGGGACAGTCACTTGTTGCCAACGAGAACAGTTTGTTTGTGTTAGAAACTGTAATTGAAAACTTAAAAGGAACTAATCATGAGTGAAATATCTGCAGGAGTACAGGCATTGGTAAGTAGGATGGGGACGCACCCCGAAGAATTCTTTGACCCCAAAGAGAATAGCGAGTGGGCTTTCATTTACAAAGAAACATTTAGAGACGTGATGACTGAGCCTGAGAAAGCCGCCATTCACACTGCGCTTAAGGCAGTACGCAGAAAAGAGTTTGAGTCCAAAGTATTAAAACAAATTCTCCGTGCGGACGTACAAGATAGCGTACCACCCAACGCTTCCCTAGCATACAAAATGCTGACAACGGAGGGATCATGGAAGTAATTTCCCCAATGGTGACGATGCTCGCCGAGCGTATGCGCACGAATCCCGAAGACTTTGTTTCTATCGATAATAAAAATTTGGTTGGTAGTACTCCCCCTAAGTTTTATGAGATCTCGCAGTTGCTCGCTGACATGATTGCTGACCCTAATGCAAAATACTATTGGTTTCTTAACGACACCGAAAGGGGAATGCTGATGGATGCGTATCGTGATCTGTGCCGAAAGCGTTTTGAAGACAGGTGTTTGGAAAAATTACTTGGGGATAAACAAGAACATGAAGGCCCCGCCAGTGTGAAATACAAAGCGCAAGGTAGGTATGGACAAGCACAAGTTACAGGTCAAGGGCAACCAGTGAGTTACTGGAATGACCCAAGAATACACCTCAATGGTACGCAAATTGAGTACTGCGCAAAATACGGTATTGACCCCGAATCATATGCAAAACTAATGGCAACAACACATATATGAGCATAATTACAATTGACTTTGAAACTTTTTACTCTAGAGAGTTCAGTCTTACCAAGATGACAACCGAGGAGTACGTAAGAAGCGAGCAGTTCGAGGTGATCGGCGTGGCGGTGCAAGTGGATGATGGTGAGCCCAAGTGGTTCACCGGAAACATGAGCCTGACCAAACTGTTTCTCGATAGCTTTGAGATGCACAAACACATGGTGCTCGCCCACAATGCTCAATTCGATGGCGCCATATTGACTTGGCTATTCGATATTAAGCCTAAGAAGTGGTTGGATACGCTGAGCATGGCACGGGCGATTCATGGTACTGAGGTAGGCGGTAGCTTGAAGAAGCTGGCTGAGTATTACGACGTAGGGATCAAGGGCGAAGAAGTGGTCAATGCACTGGGTTTGCGCCGAGAGGATTTCCCCTCCGACCAACTGGCACGCTACGGAGAATACTGTCGAAACGACGTGGCGCTAACTTATGCAATCTTCAACTTGATGATGCAGGACTTCCCAACGTTTGAGCTAAGCCTGATTGATCAGACCTTGCGTATGTTCACCGAGCCAGTATTGGTATTGTCCACAGACCACTTGCACTGGCATTTACTTAGAGTTCGCCAACACAAAGAAGAGCTATTGCAAAACTTTGATAAAGATACCTTGATGAGCAATCCCAAGTTTGCCGAGTTGCTTAAATCATTTCGTGTTAAACCCCCAATGAAGACTAGCCCCGCCACAGGTAAGCAGACGTTTGCGTTTTCTAAAACCGATGAGGAATTCAAGGCATTGCTTGAACACGAGATTCCACAGGTGCAAGCTCTAGTGGCAGCGAGACTAGGCACTAAGTCTACGCTAGAAGAAACAAGAACCGCTCGGTTTCTGGAAATGTCAAAGCGTGGTGCTATGCCAGTTCCCCTAAGATACTACGCCGCTCACACAGGACGGTGGGGTGGTGATGACAAAGTTAACCTCCAAAATTTGCCACGTCAATCGCCCATCAAGAATGCAATCTTAGCACCCGAGGGTTTTTTGCTGATTGACTCAGACAGTTCACAGATTGAAGCAAGAACTTTAGCATGGCTAGCCGAACAAAACGATTTAGTGGAGGCATTTGAAAATGGACAGGACGTATACAAGATCATGGCATCTGCTATCTATGCTAAAGGAGAAGCAGAAATCACAAAAGACGAGAGGTTCGTTGGTAAGACAACGATTCTCGGTGCGGGGTACGGCATGGGGGCGACTAAGTTTAAAGCGCAACTTAAAACGTTTGGAGTGGAGATCGAGGAGGAGGAATCAAAAAGAATTATTACGACGTATCGAGAAACGTACCCGTCTATTGTTGAATTATGGAGACAAGGGGCAATAGCCCTCAAAGCCATCATGAATGACCAAACCAGTCAACTGGGGAGAACAGGGGTTTTGATGGTTGAGGGTAAAAAAGGAATCAAACTTCCCAACGGGTTGTACTTGAAGTATCCCAATCTACGTGTGGTTAGCAACGGCGATAAATCTGAACTCGTGTACGATACCAAAAAAGGAAAAGCCACAATCCCTACCCGTATCTATGGAGGTAAAGTCATTGAAAATGTTTGTCAGGCATTGGCTAGAATCATTATCGGTGAGCAGATGCTGATGATCGCTAAGAAGTATAAAGTAGTCATGACAGTGCATGATGCGATTGCTTGTATCGTCCCGGAGCAGGAAGTTGAGACTGCTAAAGAATATGTTGAATTGTGTATGCGTATACGCCCACAGTGGGCCCCCGACTTACCATTAAATTGCGAATCGGGTTTTGGTAAAAGTTATGGAGATTGCTGATGCGTGTACTGTGGAAGTACATCAATAAACGCACAAGGGACGTACATTTTTCATGGAAAAGATGGAGCCGAGGCGATGCTTATGGCTTTTGGGAATTTAGATTACCTCCGGAGGAATAATGACTGATGATATTGTAGAGATGGCTAAACAAGCAGGTTTTGAAAGGCTTGGTGTATATGCTCAATTTGGCAATGATTGGGTGGGTTTTACTAAAGACCTTGAGACTTTTGCCAAACTAGTAGCAGAAAAAGAACGTAGGGCATGTGCAAGGATATGTGCTGAAGTTGGCATGTGGGATTTAGTACATGAAATTGAAGGAAGGGGACAAGAATGACTAAAGATGAAGCATTACGCCTTGCATTAGAGGCGTTGGAAATAAATTTAGTTTTTCTGAGAAAAGTAAAACCGTTCAAAGGGCAAGAAGATTTGGCATCCGATTGTGTGGCTATGACAGAAGAAACCATCACCGCCATTAAAGCCGCACTAGAAGCAAAAGATGAGCCTGTTGCGTGGGGCATGAAAAAAAACGGCGTTATTATTGATGTAATCTGCCCTGATGAACATGATCTTGAAGAAGGTAGCTATACAGTACCTCTTTACACCACACCACAACGCACATGGGTAGGATTGACAAAAATGGAACTTGTAAAGTGTGGAGTTTTTCCTTGGGGGAATTCGTATCAACTTTATCAAGCAATTGAATCCAAGCTGAAGGAAAAAAATCATGGCTAATATCATATGGTCATTCAGTAGCCTTAAGACATTTCAACAGTGTCCTAAAAAGTATTACCACTTAAAGGTAGCCAAGGATGTTAAAGATACAACAGGTGAAGCGGCGCTGTACGGTACAGAGATGCACCTAGCGGCAGAGGAGTATATCCGTGACGGTAAAGACTTACCGCCAAAGTTTGAGTATCTGCGTTCTTCTTTAGATAGATTAAATGCAATTGAGGGAGAAAAATATTGCGAAGTAGAGCTTGGTTTGACGAAGAACTTAGAAGAGTGCACGTTCGATGCTCCGAATGTGTGGTGGCATGGGGTGGCCGACCTAGTGATTATCAATCGGAAGTCGGGGACGTGCTATTCGATAGATTACAAGACCAGCAAGAATGCGAGATATGCGGACGTGACGCAACTAGATCTCGTCGCTTGTGGGCTATTCGCAAAATTTCCGGAAGTGAAGAGGATAAAGTCGGCGCTTATGTTTGTAGTGAGCAAGGAGTTTATTAAGGCTGAGCACGTAGCAGAAACAAAACAAAAGTACATAGACAAAGTACTGCCCCACATCGAAAGACTAGAGGGGGCGTTTGAGAGCGGAGTATGGAACGCCAAACAAGGCGCACTGTGCGGGTGGTGTCCAGTCACCCATTGTGAACATTATGTAAACAGGAGTAGAAAATGACAAAGAAAAAACTAACCAATGAAGATGAACAAGCGGCGTTAGCTTATTTAAAACTGCAAGAGGATGCAAGGAAATTGATTCGAGATGTTATTTTTGATTTACTATTGGTCAAAGATGACCCTGCATCTGAGATCGTTCACAGTGTGCTTATTGACATCATTCGGACTGCAATTGAGGACAAAATAGATGTGAGTAGTAACGATGTCAATCCCATAAAACTTCCGCAACATAAACTTCAAGATGCAATCCTTAAATTAGCATTTCCATACAGGAGTTAACATGACTGGAGAACAACAAGCGGAGGCTTATTTAAAACTGCACGAGGACGTGAAACAACTGATAATTGACACCATATATAAAGAATTACAAAACTATGGTAGCCCTTTACATAGCCACATTACCACTGCAGTGCTTGGCAATTATTCAACAGACCAAAAAATTAAAGACGTTGTCAAGAAACAAATGGAGAAATTTTAATGACTGAAGAAGAACAACAAGCAACACTAGCGTACATCAAACTGCAAGACGATGTAAAGGGAATGATCGTAGACGTAGTAACCAAAGAGCTAACAGGCAAAGATAGTAGACTTAATGGTTTCATCAAAGGTTTAATTGAGCGTACCGTGGTCAATGTAATTGGCAAAACAATCCATGAAGAACTTGACAAGTACAAACAGGAAATGATAATGGAGATCTGCATAGCAGTAGGCAGAACAATCCAAGTTGCTGATAAACAAGGCCGTGCTCCTTTATGGGAAACCGACCCCGCAGAATTTGGATTGGGTGAAGCGGATTTAAATAGCCACATGATCGAAGGAAGTCAAAATGCCATACGTAAACAAACCTAGACCGTACAAAAAAGAATATCAGCAACAGAAAGCCCGTGGTGAACACGAAGACCGCATGGAGCGTCAGCGTGCTCGCAATGAGATGGATAAGAAGGGTATTGACCGCAAAGGTAAAGACATCGACCACACCATCCCTTTATCCAAAGGTGGCACAAATGCTCCGTCGAACTTGAAACTCAAAAGCCCAAGTGCCAACCGATCTTTCAGTAGAAACAGTGATCACACGGTCAAAAAGAACAAACCCAAGAAATGACTTTAGCTACATACAACTGGCCCCGACCACACGGATACACTCCGTTCGCCCATCAAGTTCAGACTGCGGATTTCTTGACTAAACACCGAAAGGCGTTCTGCTTTAATGAGCAAGGTACAGGTAAGACTGCGTCAGTTATTTGGGCAACCGACTACCTCATGACACGGGGTATCTTGAAGCGGGTCTTGATTGTTTGTCCACTCTCGGTGATGAAGGCCGCATGGCAGGAAGACTTATTTAAGTTTGCCATACACCGCAGAGTCAGCGTTGCGCATGGAAGTGCGAGCAAGCGCAAAGAGATTATTCTTGGTGGTGCTGAGTATGTCATCATCAACTTTGACGGCGTTGAGATTGTTAAAAACGAGATCATTCAAGGTGAGTTTGATTTGATTGTGGTTGACGAAGCGTCAGCCTATAAGAATGCGCAGACCAAACGATGGAAAGCGATGAGGGATTTGGGTAAACATGTGTTTGGCTTGTGGATGTTGACAGGAACGCCAGCCGCCCAAAGCCCTGCGGATGCTTACGGATTGGCAAAGCTCGTGAACCCCAAGGGTGTACCGATGTTCTTTGGTCAGTTCAAAGATACAGTCATGGTGAAGGTCAGTGAATTCCGGTGGGTACCTAGGCCGACTGCCGACAAGGTTGTGCACCAAGTTCTTCAGCCCGCCATCAGGTTTGAGAAAGCTCAATGTCTGGATCTGCCACCGCTTACATATATTGATCGAGATGCACCACTTACACCGCAGCAGTCGGTGTATTACAAGAAACTGAAGAGTCAGATGCTTATCGAAGCAGCCGGTGAAGAAGTCAGTGCCGTCAACGCCGCATCAATGTTGACTAAATTACTGCAGATTTCATGCGGTTCAGTGTACACGGACACTGGAGAGGTGGTTGACTTTGACGTATCGAGTCGGATGAAAGTGGTCAAGGAAGTGATTGACGAGTCGAGCCACAAGGTTTTGATCTTTGTACCGTTCAATCACACGATTGATTTGTTAACCAAATACCTAACCAAGCAAGGTATTACGAACGATATTATTAATGGCAACGTGAGCGCCAATAGACGTGCAGAGATTGTCAGAGAGTTCCAAAGCAATGCAGAGCCAAAGGTACTTGTCATTCAGCCACAAGCCGCATCTCATGGTTTAACCTTAACTGCCGCAAACACAATCATATGGTATGCTCCATGCACGAGTGTTGAAACGTATCTTCAAGCAAACGCAAGGATCGATAGACCCGGACAGAAGAATCCGATGACTATCGTACACGTAAGAGGTAGCGCTGTTGAAACCAAGCTCTATCAAATGTTGCGCAACAAGATCACCGACCACTCCAAAATAATTGATCTTTATAAAGAAGAAATTTTACAAGAAGACTTGACAATGTCTAATCAAGACATATAATATCAAGACCATAACAAAGAAAGGAACTAAATTATGGACGATACTGTTCAGGAGGAAAGACCCCCCGTCGATGTTGACAAACTTGCACAAGCGTATATCAAGATGCGTGATGCACGTTCTGTTATCAAGCGGGAGTGGGAAGAGAAAGATAAAGAGATCCAAGCACAGATGGATCTGATCGAGCAAGCACTGCTTGATCTTTGCAAAGACCTAAACACCAACACACTTGGCACAAGTCACGGCACTGTTATTCGTTCGGTTAAGTCACGGTACTGGACGAATGACTGGGATTCTATGTATCGGTTCATCAAAGAACATGGTGCGTATGGCCTATTGGAGAAACGAATTCAGCAAACGCATATGAAAGAGTTTTTGCAAGAGAATCCTGATGTTTACCCCGAAGGGTTGAATGTTGAGAATCAGTTTACCGTGGTTGTTAGACGTAAAAAGGAAGAATGAAATGAGTAACGTAGCATTATTTAACCAAGACTTACCCGACTTTCTGCAATCTGCACCAGTCAGTGAGTTAACCAAAAACTTGGCCGGTAAATCCGGCGTCCCCCGCATTGTGCCTAAGAACGGAATCTTCCGTAAGATGCTCGGCACTGATGAGCAAGGCAAAGTTAAAGGCGATTTGGAAGTTGTGATCATCAACGCTTCACCAAAAGTGGGACGTATTTTCTATGCGAAAGCATGGAATCCTGAGTCAGAGCCAACATCTCCCGACTGCTTTTCCAACGACGGTCAAACACCCGACAAAGGTTCAACCAACCCACAATCTGAGCGTTGCGATTCTTGTCCCAATAACATCAAAGGTTCAGGTCAAGGCACATCCAAGGCTTGCAGATACACACGCCGTATCGCAGTGGTTCTTGAAGAAGACTTTGGTACTTCACTAGAAGGCCGAGTCTATCAAATGAACTTGGCATCCAAGTCTTTGTTTGGCGAGAGCGTCGGAGACAACAAGTTTGTTTTTGAAGACTACACAAAACATTTGGCAAACAACGGCAAGAGCATCGAGCACATTGTCACCTCGTTGAGCTTCAATGAGAACAACGACAATCAATCTATTTTGTTCACGCCTATGCGCTATATCACTAAAGATATTCACGCAGTCACAAGTAAGGCCGCCGCTAAACCCGAAGTGCAGAAGATGGTCATCATGACGCCATACGAAGCACAGGCAAGTGGTATGAAACCTTTGGCTAAACCCGAAGTCAAAGCTGAGCCCAAATCCGAAGTGGTGGAGGAGCCAGTCAAACGACCCAAGGCAGAAGCCCCAACAGTTGCGCCCAAGAAAGACTTGGACGATGTTCTTAAAGCATGGAGTGAGGAGTAATTATGAGCTACGGCTACAGTCAACGTTTAATTGAAGCGAATAAAGTAGCGGGTGATTCGTTGGGTGTAGCCCTTGGCCGTCTATGTATTGAACGGGACATATCGGTTAATCATGTTTCTAATGATCTAGGTGTGAGTCGTGCCACGATTTACAATTGGTTTTGGGGCCTAACAATCCCTGCTAAGAAATACGAAGAGTCGATTGCCACGTTTATGCGTCAGCACAAGAAACGGAAGTAAACATGTTCGATCTACTGAATGCTGTTCTACCAGCAGAGGGTAGGTACTGCGTGTTCGGTTTGGGTAAGTTCCCAGACCAACGCTTTTGCGATACACGTGCTGAAGTCGAAGCAATAGCCCAAGAATTCGTCAAGAACAACGTCAATGCTTTTTATGGTTGTGCCAAGTATGGGGAGCAAAACAACCGCACCCATGCCAACGCTAAATACTTTAGGGCATTGTGGATTGACGTCGATTGTGGTGAAGCTAAAGCGGCTGAAGGCAAGGGCTACCGCACCCAAGCAGAAGGGTTGAAGAAGTTCAAAGAGTTTTGCAAAACTGTTAAGTTACCCGCACCGGTCATTGTCGATTCAGGCTACGGCATCCATGCCTACTGGCTACTAGAAGAAACAATCGAGCGTCGTGAGTGGGAGCCATTGGCCGACAGGCTTCATGAGTTGTGCAAAGAGAATGAATTCATAGTTGACCCTGCTGTTTTTGAAGCATCACGAGTACTGAGGATACCTGGGACTTTTAACTTCAAAGGCGATACACCTGTTGAAGTAAGAGTAATCAACGAAGTTTCTGAACGTATTCCCTACGCTCAGATGAAAGAACTACTCGGCGCACCCGAGCCTAAAGAACTACCGCCTGACTTTATCCCCAAGGGCTTGAGCCCCCTGATGAGCCAGTTGGTATCGAATCGAGTCAAACGGTTCAAGACAATCATGATGAAATCGGTTGAGGGTAAAGGCTGTGCACAGTTACTGCATTGCTTCCAAAACCAAGACACGATTGAATATAACCTTTGGCGCAGCGCGTTATCGATTGCTGCTTTTTGCGTAGACAGAGACACCGCTATCCACAAGATATCGAAGAATCACCCTGATTATGATGAACGGGAAACTGAACGCAAAGCCGACAACTTGGTCGCTACCGGAGCCCCGCATCATTGCCTAACATTTGAAAAGAACAACAAAGGATTTTGTGATGGATGCACACACCGTGGAAAGATTAAGTCGCCTATTGTATTGGGCGAAGAGATTGCTGAAGCTGATGACGAAGACAATACCATCGAAGTTGAAACCGAAGAAGGCATTGTAGAGACGCACAACATACCGGAGTACCCATTCCCATTTTTCCGTGGTAAGAACGGTGGCATCTATCGCCGAGGCGATGACGAAGAGGATGAAGTCGTCCAAGTGTACGAGCATGACTTGTACGTATTAAAGCGACTGGTTGATCCTGATGCTGGCGAAGTTGCACTCATCAAACTGCACCTACCGAGGGATGGAGTAAAAGAGTTTGTGGTTCCCCTAACCTCAATCACGGTTAAGGAAGAACTCAGAAAAACATTGGCGCACTACGGTGTGGTCTTGTTTACCAAGCAATTAGACCAAATGTACATCTACATGATGACATTTATTAAGAACATGCAAGTAGAAAGAAGAGCAGATATTATGAGAACACAATTTGGTTGGGCTGATAATGACAGCAAGTTCATCATTGGCGAGCGTGAGATTACCAAAGACGGCGTGTTTTATAGCCCGCCATCCATCGCTACACGGGGTATCGTGGAGCACATTCACCCCAAAGGTACATTTGAGAAGTGGAAGCAAGTATTTAATATGTACGGCCGACCCGGTCTTGAACCCCATGCGTTTGCCGCATTGACTGCGTTTGGTTCGCCCTTGCTGAAGTTCACCGGCATGAGCGGTGCGATCATTAACTTAATCCATGAGAAATCAGGGTCAGGCAAGTCAACGGCTTTGTTTATGTGTAACAGCGTATACGGACATCCTGTTAAGCTGGCGTCGCAGTGGAAAGATACTGCTCAGTCCAAGATGCACCGACTGGGTATCATGAACAACCTGCCCAACACAATTGACGAGATTACAAACACGTCACCCGCAGAGTTCTCTGACTTGGCTTACAGTATTTCTCAAGGCCGTGGCAAGGACAAGATGAAGGCACAGACGAATGAGATGCGCATCAATAACACGGTGTGGAACAACATGACTTTGGCTTCATCCAACGCTAGCTTCTATCAGAAACTTGGGGCGTTAAAGAATTCACCCGACGGTGAGTCCATGCGCTTGATTGAGTACAAGATTGAGCCTAACAACATCCTCGATATAGCCGTCGCCAAAGAGATGTTTGATCATCAGCTTAGAGAAAACTATGGCCATGCCGGTGAGATTTACTGCCAGTGGCTTGTTAATAATCTTGAAGAAGCCAAGTCTTTGATTCGGGAAGTCCAAGCAAGGATTGACAAGGAAGTTCAGTTCACCGCACGTGAGCGCTTTTGGTCTGCAGTTTGTGCCTGTAATATCGCCGGTGGGCTGATCGCCAAGAGCCTAGGGCTGCACGACTACGACATGAAACTTGTGTACAAGTGGCTGGTTAAAATGCTCGGCGAAATGCGTGAAGACGTTAAGCCTCCAGCAGATGTACCGTTCACGATCTTGGGTGACTATATCAACTCTCACGTGGCTAATACTTTGGTTGTGAATGGAGAAGTTGATTCACGCAGCGGGCTAAGCACTATGCCTATGCTAGAACCTAGAAACGAACTATTAATCCGTTACGAACCGGACAACAAAATACTTTATGTGGTCGCTAAACCATTTAGAGATTATTGTGTGCGTAACCAAATTAACCATAAAGAACTACTTATCAAGCTGAAAGAGGTAGGTATTTATAAAGAAACCATGAATAAACGCATGGCCAAGGGCATGAAGGTTGTGTCTCCTGCCGTACGGGTATTGATGTTTGATGCTTCAACCACTGAGTTTTTACAAATCGAACCCAATGAAAATAGAAACGGTGAGTTATCAGATAAACTGGAAACGGTTTAAAAAGGGAACTTCTTTCTTCGTGCCCTGCATCGACCCAAAGGCCGCACGTAAATCATTGCACGTGGTTACAAAGCGGCTAAATATCGACACGATCTCAAAATGTGTCGTCGAGGATGGGATAAGAGGATTGCGGGTCTGGCGTGTTTGAACTACAATAGACCCATCGGCTTCCTGCAGTTGCCGATTTCTGAAGAAAGTTAGTTCCTTTCTTTGCACTTAAAACCCCGCCTATGTGCGGGGTCTTTTTATGGGTTAGGGCTAACCCTATGTGATGGCCCGAGAACTTGCCCTGCCATTGGCATATTTTTCTCGTTGAGCTGAGCACCTCTCCAATTAAGCCCCAAGGCATCCATCTTAGATTTGTAAGATGCATCAATGCTGTCGATTGTGATGGCACTGTCTGGGTATGTGGCCGAGTACTTCTTATTGAACTCACCCATTTGCTTAGCAGCCTTTTGGATATTGGCCTTGTTGTTCTTCACCAAGGCATCCGTCATGCTGGTTATTACTTTGGATCTTTCACTCTCACGCTCTTTATCTAGTTGATACCACATGCGGTTGGCATCCTGCAATTCCTCTAAGCGCATAGGACGTAGGCCGATTGCTTGGCCCAGAATCTCACCACGTCTAAAGTCTTTGTCAGTACGTGTAGCACCCGGAGGTGTCATGATTGTTTGATTGTATTTGGTTGTCTCACCTTGCGTTGAATAACGGTAGGCTTGTAACAAGTGGCGCATAGACGCTGCAGGATAAAGTTTCTCGATACCTTTTAAGTATTCACCGTCGGACAAATGCTGAAGACCTTGCGCCATGGATTGAATCATAGACGGTACAGGCGGCAGAATAGCCGTCAAGTAATTCACAATCTGATCCCGCATGGTGCGGCCTTCAACCACACTGCTGGGGTTAAAGAATATATCGGACATATTGGTGTGGCTACCGATGTCGAGCCCACTGAATGCGTTGACTGGGCCATCTCTAACGATTGAGCCTAAGTCGCTATTACCAATCCTAACGTCAGCCAAGTTCTTGAGCCAGTTGTGCTTGTACCATTCAAACCCTTCTAGCTGGCGCATATCGGCGGGTAACTTATCTCTTTCTCTGTTGTAGAGTGCGCTGAGGAAACCAATCAGCAAGGATCCACCAGCCATGTTGGTCACACCGCCGAGAGTCCATGAAGTAAACATGGAGCCAAAGAACGCACGCATTGCTTCGGCGCGAGTGCTGTCATCCAAAGGCTTGACCATGCCGATCAAGTTTCTGAGTTGGAATTGCAGAATGTTGAGCTTGTACACCGCAAACTGGAACATCAACCGACCGCCGGTTGACTTGAGGAATGCAGGACGGTTGGCAGGATTGTAGTTAAACAATGATTGACGCACATCTTTAGCGGCCTGAGCCACTAGATCATCCATGTGGTCTTTAACAAACTGATGCTCTGCCGCATGTCTTTCCTCATCGGTCTTCAATGCTTTGTATCTAGGGCTATTTTTAAGACCATTTAAGAGTTTTTCCCTACCCAATCTAAACGATGAGTAATAAATCATTTCACGAGAGATACGCTCGGACGCATGGATGATATCAAACGTTGCCAAAGTACCGATCGTTTTGGCAGTGCGCAATGCCTTGTCAAGATCGCTATCGCTGGGAGTCTCAGCCCTGTGGAATAGATTTCTGATCGCAGTGTTCTCGCTAACCCCAAGGTTAACCATTTGATTCAGAGCCATGCGCTCTTCTTCTTTTCTATTCGCTACATCAGGCGTATCTTTTTTATTTGCCTGTATGGTATTGAGTATGGTCGGCATAGTCCAGCCACCATCTTCATTGCGAACTCCGGTTAGACCAAACACTTTCATCGACCTACCAAGCTCAGCAGCGGCAGCGGCAGGAGAATGCTTCTTCGACAGTTGTGGTAAGCCGACTTCGTATGCACTCAATACGTTAGTGATTGCAGTAGCCTGAGATAGATAATATATCGACGACAGGTTGGTGAAGAACCGAGCAATCGTGCTGATCTTGCCTTCCTTCTCAGGAGTCATTGCGTTCGTAACCCGTTGATCCATCTGCTTAACGTATGGAGTCAACTCAAGCTGATCCTTGGTGTTTGCTCTAGCCGCAGACACAGCCAACCGAGCTGCTCGGCCATATTTCAGCCTTGGAATCTGCAATGAGAACTTACTGCCTTGGATGGCCAGCCCTTGCAAAAGATCAACGTTGTATCCGGGTATTGTCTTACGGTTAATGAAGTTCTTGCGGATGCTGTTCTCAGGTTGTAGATGCAGCCACATTTGGAAGATGTCTTCTTTAATCGCTTCTTGGTAAGACTTGTTGCGGATTGGGTCGCCCGTGTTGAAACTTGACTTATCAATCAATGTGAAGATGCGCTGAAGCAATGGGCTTGTTTCCAATGTGTCTTTGCGCAAAGAGGCCAAGTCATTACCTTGGCGAACATCACCATCTTTTATAAGTTGGTCAACTGTTTTATTCTTTTCCTTGGCAAAGAACTCCAATAATTTCCTGCGGTCGGCTTGGGTTTTAGCAGTCCAAAAACCACCGCTTTTTTCAGCCACCCAGAATTGGCCATTTTGATCACGCAACAAAGGCACATAGGAATCAATTCTGTTTTGCGAATTGATCGTAGCCCGCACTTGATCGAGCACGTGTTTTGTTTCTGAGCTGTCCCCTCCGAGAGCTTGCAGATTCTGTTCTAGGATTAACCCCATGTAATCAAACATGCGGGCGTAATATTTTGTGATCTTCTTAAACGCAGACTGGCCTTTTGCCCCAAGCGCATTCCATGCATTCTTAACATTTTGCGCCCCAGTTGTTTCAGGGTTAATGCCCTGCACAGCAAATGTAAACTGAGTCCATTCTTTTTTCAGTTCGTCATCGTCACCTAGGTCATTCTCAATTGATTCAATTAGGTTTGACACGTCGGACATCATTTGTTTCTGCATGCCACCCATGCGCTCTAAGTGCATGTTGGCGTCTTTCAAAGACTGGATACCGGATACTTCAGCCACAAAGTCGGTTGTGGGGAAGTTAAGGATAAAGTCCTTGTTGGCGTAAGTCATATCCTTGAATCCGTACTTAAACGCACCCAAAGCCTTAGATGGATTCTTTATAATTTGAATGGTTTGATTGGCCTTGAGAATCTCCGCACCTGTATTGCTACGGTCGTAGATCTTTGTTTGCGCTTCAAATTGCTGGGCATCACGCTTAGCTTCATCAGCCGCATTCTGCTGTGTCGGCAATGCCGACTTCAATGGTGGCATACCATACTCCACCAAACGCATCAATGGAGTTTTCTTGGCATCAAGAATCTTATCGGTGACATCAATCAAGTCGTGCAGTGCGCTGTAATTATCTTTGCCAATATTAAATAGGTTTAGGATTTTGCGAACAAATTCACCAAAGGCGCTTTTCTCTGCTTTAGTAGATGGAATGATCTCCAAGAAGTTTTGGAACGTAGGGTCGGTTAAACCATAAGCTAAGAACTCTTGGGGTTCATCAAAAATTTTGTAGTAGGGCGTGCCGTCGTCATGGAACTCTAATGTAGATTCCACCACTTGCTTGAGCTCTTTGGATACCAAACCCCTGCGGTCTAAGGCATCGTATATCTTAGATGCACGCATTCCAAGATTGGTCAAATCCCGTACAAACCCAGTGAGTTTGGCGTCGCTTAATCCTTTGTGCAGGGCATTGAGGCCGAGCACAATCTTTTGATTGGTTGCAGCATGGAGCAATTCATGCAGCACAGTGATGTTGTTGATACCATGGTCATTGCCGTAGCTATCGCCTTTGAGGTATACCGTGTTGGTGTCGGGCATGTACAAGCCACGAGCCGCATCAAAGTCTTGGATATGTTGCTGGAGTTCTTCAGGTAACTCTTGACCAACCTCAATGACATGGATCTTAACCCCGTTGACAAACCCACGAATTCTTCCAGCAATCAGTTTCTCAAATATGGTTCCGGTCTTCATGATGCGAGCCAACGCTTGGGCCGCATTTGGAACTCTGCTGAAACTTCTGTCTGCTTTGCCGACTGGACTGCTAGACTGCTTCAATGGTTTCTGAGCAATCTTCAAACCCGCATCAATGTCGCTCTTTTCTTTTTCCGTAATTGATGGATGAGCCAGAGCAGACTTAACACGCTTCCATGCTTCAGTACCCCTAATCTTGGGGTTGTTGAAGTGTATCAGTAGTTCTCTGACGATCGCTCTCTTTTTAGCCGCATGTGCTGCGACCATTTCTTTGGCTGCATCTTCATCTGCAGCTTCCGACGTATCAACAGGCTGAGCAAGTTGATCTAAAAGAGGCAACGCCTTTTTGACTGTGTAGTTGGCTTTATCAGTAGCAGCCCGAGTTTCCTTAGCTGCCGCAGCTTTTTTGTCCTTTACTTCCGCAGGTGCTGCTGGTCTTCCGGCGGCTGATTTTGTTTTCTGTTCTTGCGGTTTTGCTTGGACGGTTTCAAGGGTCGAAGGGCCACTGGGTTCTCCTGTTGTTAAAGCTTTCTGAGTTTCCTCGGGTGTTTTGGGTTGCTCTTTAGTTTCAGTTGGGGTTATCTCCCCAGTCTCCTGATCTACTGTAGCGGGCTTCGCTTCTTCTCCAGCAACAGGCTGTCCAGCATTCGGCTCAGTAGAAACCACTCCATTTCCTGCAGGTGCTCCAGCTCCTGTGGGGGCGCCTCCGGCAGAGGGTTTGCTAGGTGTTGTAGTGCTAACTCCACTTGGTGTACTGACAGGTTGTCCAGCATTTTCAGTTCCTTTTACTTCTCTTTCAGCTAATACTTGGGCATCCTCTTCTGGGATACCGCTCTTTACATGTTCTTCAGTAAGCTGTTTAATCTGTGTTGCTTGATCTACTGCAGGGGCTGGTGCTGGTGTTTCTGTAGTAGTCGTAGGTTTTAATTCTTCGCTTGGTCTAACTTCACCGATTGGCCCTAAATCAGTTGGTGTAGTGACAGCAGCGGCTGGTGCATTGATATTGGTTTCGCCGTATCCTTTTTGATACGTGGCGTTTTGCACACCATAATTTGGTGCAGGGGCTGGTGGGGCAGCTTCCTCTTTCTTAGGCGTTGGAACCAAGAACCCCTTTTGCTCAGCAATATCTTGTGCGCTAAGTTGTTGGTCTGGCGCTGCTGGCGCCGCCGCAGATGTGGCTTTTTGCACTGCTTTATTTATCGCAGCCCCACCCATCGTCATTGCTCCACCTTGGGCAACCGTGGCCAACATTGTGTCAACCGCACCTTTGAGGAATCCTTTGAAATCCATATCGGGGTTTAAACCCAGAACCTTATCTACTGCGGATTGGCCAGCATATGTAAACTCTTCACCGGGGATTTCACGTGCTAATGCTTTTGTGTAGTAAGCAACTAACTCGCTAGTGGGCATTCCTTTGGTAGAAGCACGAATGGCTTTCATTTCTGAGCCGAGTCCAGCTTTTTCACCAAGCACTTCAAATGCAGCATTGAGGGTAGAACGGATTGTGCTGTCTTCTACACTCAGACCGTTTCGGCGAGCTTCTTCATAGTTCTGACCAAATGAGTTGGAGAACATTGGCATCAACACCGCAGCCTCAGAACCTGTGGCAACACCTGCTATTAAATAAGGCAATTGCTGGGCAATCGAAGAAATTGCGCCCTCAACAATTTGTAAGGGTTTGTACTTATTCTCCCCCATGCCTTGGAGGTTTTCGTTAAGCGTGTCTAGCCGATTCTTGGTGTTCGACATGTCAAGGCCGAGCATGTCCCCAAGGAATAAATGAGTACCCCTAACAGCTTGCTCACTACCAATAAGCGCTTGCTTGCCACCACGTTGCAAAGCATTGATCGTCTGTTCAATTGGTGTAGCGTTATCAGGCAGTTTGTATTTTTCGCCTTCTATTACTGACTGCGGTGTTTCTTTTGCTTCCGCTAGGCCGGGGCCAATTTGACCTCTTCGTGCTTGTCTTTCTGCTTCCCCTTCAGCAGTTTCTGCACTGTAACCTTTATCCATGAAACGTTTTGTTTGCGCTTCAAGCCTAGGGTCAAATGTCTTTTTCTCAGTATCGGTTTTGAGAGCGTCGTAATTTTTATAGCGTTGCTGAATTAACTTAGCTGCACGGCCATAAGCATCCGTACGTTTGGCAAGATTATCCAATGCGGCTTGGCGTTCTTCTTCAGGTAAAGCATTAAGTTGGGCTTCTATGCTATTGGTAAACTTAGGATTAAGTACAAACTTATCTTCAGTCGGTGCAGTGGGAGGAAGCTGTTTACCCTGCAATACACTTACAGGTTTAGGCTGTGCAACGTTGGTAATCTCAGTACCAAGACTTTCCCCCATGGGGGAGCCAAGATCAGCTAATGGGGCTGATGTAGGTGTCGGTGCAACTACGGGTGCGCTGGCTTTAACAATTGGGGCTGGCGCAGTAGCTTCTTCGATAGGTACAAACTTAGGCCCAGTGCTCTCTTCAAGAGGCACAAATTTAGGCCCCGTGGTAGTTGGCTGTTCTGCTGCATCCTCAATAGGTACAAAGCGCATAATTAATCTCGCATATAGCCGATTACTTTACCATCTTTCAGCACTTCTTGCCCTTTGCCTTCAACATGTCTTCCTAATGTTGTACCGGGGGGCTGAGCAGAATTAGCCCCTCCTCCAGTACTGCCACCACTTGATGTTGCAGAAGGCATAGCACCAGCCATATATTTCTCTATGTACGCATGCTCTTCATCTTCTGTCATTGGGGGTTGACTATTTATTGATCGGTTCAATTTTTCTTTCTGCAATGCAGTCATTGCATCTTTGTGCGAACGTGCAAATACCCCAGTTAGTGTACCTTGTTGTTTGCCCATTTGATACTGTCTTAAAGCTTCGGCATTTATTCTGTCATCATCCCATGCGGGGTCATCTTTATGTTGACGTTTTAAGTCTTTGGCAAAGATTGCAATACCCTCGGCTTGATCTTTAAGCGGCTTTGTTTTATCAGCAGCGGCGAGTCTAGATCTAGCATTAATATCTGCGGCGTTCTCAGTAGCCTCAGCTCTACGTTCAGCAGCCTTAACTGAGCCAGCGGTTGTAGCCAAATGGCCGACCAATGTGGCTTTGGATACTTGCAAGTCTTTAGCAATCTTATCAAGATCAGACTGAGCTTTCTGAATACCCTGTACGTCGTTATTGGCAGTGGCACGTTGTAATTCTTCGACGGTATGCCTAGCATCAGCCATCGTGGATTTTTGTTTGATCTCAGCCGTGGACAACGCCATCTGCTGACCAAATTGAGATTCTTGGCCTTGATCGATTGCACTACCCAGTTGGCCTAGGAAAGCACCAAGACCTCTTTGCCCTGTAACTTGACCTGCTTGTGTCAATGCTTTAAATAACGCAGGGAGACCTTGCTGTTGTTGGAGATGTTCTCTTTGGGCAAGGAATTGCTTTTGCTGCAAATCATTGATGTCGTTTTGATCTTGAAGATAATTAGCACCCGGTGCAACGGCCGCAGCGCTTTGTGCCCATTGAGGCATGGTCTTTAAGATGTCAGCTTTACTCTGCACATTTGTTGTGGGCTGATAGTTAATCAAATCCTGTGCTTGCTGTTGTGCTTGGGCCAATGCAGAATCTGCATTGTATGGCTGAACTTCTGGCGCATTAGCAGCGGGTGCATTGGCTGCAGGGGCATTCGGATCTTTTACTTGGCTATTATTGTTATCAGGTGTTGGCCCCGAGAACGCAATAATCCCACCACCATGGAAATGCAAGTTAGATGGAACGTGCGTAATTCCACCATGAGCCATAGGCATCGTCGGTTGTTGCGGTGCTTGTTGTTGAGCCATCGCTTGTTGTTGAGCCGCAGCTTGTATCTGTGCTTGGTTTGCTTGCTGTTGACTTGGTGCTTGCACTTGTAATGGGCCAGCTTGTGGGCCGCCCTGCGGTGCACTTTGGGGAGCGCCTTGTGGAACTGGCATTCCTTGAGCAATACCTTGGGATGGTTGAGCAGGTTTTGGCGTCAACGCAGATTGAATTCCTTCAAGCGTTTGATCGAGCACAGTGCTCTTGGCCACATCTTTAGGATTTTTTCCTTGCTTAAGCGCCATGTCAATTTGCTGCAACTTCATCATGGCTTGAATAGGCGTAAGAGGAGAAGCAGGATTCATCCCATGCGCCGTGGCTACCAAGTCGCCAATGGTTCTATTTAAGTCAAACATGGTTAGCCTTTAACTAAGTTTAATACCTAAGTTGCTTAGGTTTGTAGCCAATGTGCCCAAACCACCGATTGCAGTAGAAAGACCTTGGATACCAGTCTGTTGTGTTGGTGTGTTGGTCACTGTAGAAATTGGCAAACCTTGCAGCATAGATTGCTCAAACTGCAACTGAGTCATTGGATAGTTACGTTGGTTCAAGAACTCATTGTAGTCGGCAGTGACCCCAGCTTGGTTGATACCTTGCTGAGTCTGACCAATTGTGTTCATTGTGTTGGCCAAAGTGTTTGCATTGGCTTGCTCTTGGTTGTATTGACTTAGTGCTTGGTTATATGCAGTGTTGTAGCCTTGGCCGATTTGTGCGGCTTGTTGGGCTAACAGATTGCCTTGGTCAATACCTTGCATTACGGCTTGGCGTGAGCCGCCGTACGCACCTGCTTGGGTTAGCTTGCTCAAATCACCTTGCTCATTGATACCGGCGGTATAAGCCAATTGGTTTAATTGTGGCTGAAGAGACTGCTGCAAGTATGGGTTCATGTACTGGGCAGCCATGCTAGTACCAGAAGTATCCAATTGTGCGGGCTGGCCGAATCCTGCAGTCTGTCCTTGACCGGCTTGGCTGATTAAAGATGTTTCACTGGGTACGTTGGTAGCTGCACTGGGTAGCGCAGGAGCGCCTGTATTAGTCCAGCTCTGCCCAAGATTTTGAGGAAGAGTTAATCCACCAATCCCAGAGAATAAGTTTTGTTGTACGCTAGAAGGGCCAGCAGTCAAGGGCCCTTGGTAAACTTGGTAGGGTTGGTTGGCAACAGCTTGTGCTTGCCCCAACATGGTCGTGACATACGGCCCCGCCCAGTCCGACAGTGTGGAACTTGATGATCCGCCAATTGAAGGAAGCGCAGATGCTGCTGTTCCTGATGTAGCTGCCGTAGTTGTCATGATATATCCTTATGCGGGTAAATATTTTTCTGCTTTGGTATCAGCAGCGACATTTTTAGTTGTCTTTTTTCTGGCATGTTGAATACGCTCCATCATAGCGTATAACTTGCGTGCTCCAGCATCGCTAGAGCCGTTGCCAATTTCGGAAACGATGCGGGCTGGGATAACAAACTCACCGTCGGCTAACGCAGCTTTTTGGTGGCCGCCTATGGTTGCTGGAATAGAGTCAGATACTCCGTCGCCTGGGCCTTTAAGCATTCTACCTCCGTCAGAATACGTACCGAGCGATCCAATACCACCACCTTCAGCATAACCATGCATAATCCCACCTGCTTTTGCAGTGGGCGCTGGAGTTGTAACAGGAGGCGCAGTTGTGCTTGGTGCGGTAGCTAACTGAGATGTGGGTTGATAAACCATAGGACTAAAGTATGTAATTCCACCTTGTCCGGGTCTATAGTTAGAACCTAATTGTGCATTTGGGCCCATGGCTGCGCTATATGCTTGCTGAACTACATTAGGATCAACGTTCAACGCTGTTGCTGCTTGCTGAGGAGTAATACCGTAGCGATTCATTTGATCAGCTATTTGCGCATGGCTTAGATTACTTCCTGCGTTTTGGAAGTAATTGGCAAATTGATTTGGAGTTATAGCGGAGGCTCGTTGTGCGGGTGTGGCATTTGAAGGCAAATTTGCAGAGTAAGTACCAACTTGTTGTTGGGGTATGGCGTATTGTTCTCTTGAAGCTTGGAACGTGGGAATACCACCTTGATATCCTTTGTAAACACTTCCACCGCTTCCGCCCAAAGCGTTATTTAAAAGAGAAGCAATCCCTGCAAGGCTGGCCAATTGCCCGGGCACACCAAGAGAGCTATTACCGCTAAGCAAGTTTTTAATACTTGTGCCCAAATCAGTACTTGGGGTCTGCACATTTTGTGCGCCTTGCGTAATGTTATTTGCAGCTTGAGTCGAGGTTGATCCATCAGACCAAACAGTCGTAACAGACCCATCGCTATTTTGAATTTGATCGACAACCGATGCTTTACCCACATTTGTGTCGTTGCCGGGGTCTGAGGTACCTGTAAAGAATGAATCTAAACTATCACCAAAACTAGCGTCCGCCATGTTATTCCCCTCTTACAATTTTCAAAATATCGTTGATGGACACAGAATTGTCTGTGCCCCCTAAAAGCTTTGCCACTGGGTCTTCAGTAGTATTTTCGCTGGTTTGGTCAGATTTAGCAACTGGAAGATCTCCTCCCAAATAATCGCTTTCATCCCCTTCAGCACCGGGTTTTGTCACGCTCAATGGCTTGTATGGCTCTTCAATCAAGTGTCCATACTTGTCCACTTTTTCAAACTTAGCACCAAACTGTTTGCCGTAATAGAACACATTTGCCAGTGCAGGGATACCCAACGCCGTAGCCAAAGCTTGCGCTTGGGGCTGTGTCAGTCCTGTTGGCCCAGTTGTTGGTGCTGGAGCTTTGGTTGTAACTATTGGTGGTACTGTTGTAACTAGAACAGTAGTTGGCGGCGCAGTTGTAAGCACCGTTGTGGGCGGTACTGTGGTGGGTGGTAGCGTAGTTGGCGGAATTGTTGTAGGTGGCACCGTAGTTGACGGCACAGTTGAAGTTGGTGTGGGCGTGGGTGTTGGTGTTGGCTTAAGAGTAGCCGTTGAAGTCGGAGTTGGGGTTGGGGTTGGTGTGGGCGTAGCTGTACCTGTGGCCGTTGGGGTAGGCGTGGGTGTTGGTGTTGGCTTAAGAGTAGCCGTTGAAGTTGGAGTTGGTGTTGGCGTAGGCTTGGGCGTACCTGTGGCCGTTGGAGTAGGCGTAGGCGTAGGCGTTGTAGTGGGCGTAGGCGTAGCTGTACCTGTGGCCGTTGGAGTAGGCGTAGGCGTTGGAGTTGGGGTTGGGGTTGGAGTAGGCGTAGGCGTAGCTGTACCTGTGGCCGTTGGGGTAGGCGTGGGTGTGGGCGTAGCTGTACCTGTGGCCGTTGGGGTAGGCGTGGGTGTGGGCGTAGCTGTACCTGTAGGCGTAGGTGTAGGCGTAAGTGTTGGGGGCGCTGTTGTAGCCGGTTTTGTTGACGGTGGCGCAGTTGTCCATGTGCTTGGGTCTAATGGATCAAACGGCTTAGTTGTAGCCGGAGCTTCAGATGTCTTTGGCGGTGCTGTTGTGGCTGGCTCAGTTTTGGGTGGCGAAGTCGTCCATGTGTTTGGATCGGTTGGATCAAACGGCAAACTTACAGGAGGAGCAGTTGTGGCTGGCACCTTAGATGTCTCTGGCGGCGCAGTTGTCTCAATAGGTACAGTTAGGGGTGGCTCAGTTGTTTCAGGTGGCTCTGTGCTCGGAGATTCAGTTGTTTGAGGAGGCGCAGTTGTTTCAGGGGGCGCAGTTGTGGGTTCCTCAGTTGTTTGGGGAGGCGCAGTCGTCTTTGGAACTTGGGTTGTAGCGGGAGCTTGGGTTGTAGCTGGGGGCTGAGTAATCGCAGGAGGTACTCCGGGGGGTACAAACCCAACAGTTTTTAAAGCATCTAATTTAGCTTGTTCGTTTGGATCTATACCACCAGTAAAAGTTAAAAACTTTAATGCGGCTGAAAATGGTGTGGCCCCCAGCACCGATTGTGCTTTGCTTAGCAGGTCAGCAAACTTACTTGGGTTAAAGTTTGGATCATTAGCAGCGGCCTCCAAAGTGCTCATTACGGGTTGGATATAGCCTTGTACTATATTACCCACGTTTGGCACAAAATTAGGAAGCGCAGAAGCTGTACTTGAATCCGTGTATAAGTCATGGCTGATAGCCGCCATTTGCGCAGTGTAATCAGTTGCGTCCGCACTATTGGTATATGGAGTGTATGCAGTTTGAGTCGGCGCTGCTGTAGTGCTAGGTGGCGCTGTTGTAGATGTATCGGCTAACGCTACATTTGCTGCGCCAGCCAGATTTTTAAATGCTGTAAAAATTGAATTTTGGTTGCCGCTGTTAAGGGCATTTTGCAATTGTGTTGCTGCCGCAGCGGTCTTGGCATCTTGGCTTCCGGTCAAATTACTGACAGCCAACAATAGAGATGTTGTATCTCCCTTCTGCATTGCAGTGGCTGCCGAGGCTAAATTGAGCGCAGTATTAACATCTTTGTTAACACCAGTATTAAATACATTTGCCGCAGCAGTTAAGGCTCCTACATAGTTACCTTTGTCTACTGCATTGATACCAGAAACCACATTTGCTGCCGTTTTTAAATTACCGGCATTAGAAGCAAGCCATGAATTGGCCTGATCGAGAATACTGGCTGCACCTACGGTATCCCCAGCAGCGGCAGCGGCATTGGCAGCGGCTAATTGTTGCTGACCCCAAGCACCGGCAGCAGAAAGAGCACTGATGACACCTTGGACAATATTGCCACTCTTAAATGAAGAGTATGCGCTGGCAGCGGCCATGAACGGAGCAGTGGCCGGATTCATTGACAATGCCATAGCAACAGCAGGTTCGGCTGCATTGAACATAGCTACAAGACCTTGTCCCACTGCGGTTTTTATTCCACCAATAACCGAACCGGGTTGACCTGCTGACCATTTATAAGTAGAAGCTATATCTGTGGGGACAATAACATTGCCATTTGTGTCTGTTGTAAACGTAAGGCTATCCCCACCACCACGGGTTGGATTACCTGTTGCGTAAGAATAGGAACCGTCAGGGTTTTTAGTAACTGAAATACCGTTTAATGCGTACTGTGGAGTACCGTCATCATTTGTGCCAACTTGTGTTACTTGCCCACCTTTTGTGATGGCGTTGATACCTTGAGTTAAATTAGAGTTTTGTTGCTGTAGTTGGTCTAAAGTTAAATAGTTTTCTCTGGCAGTCTTACTGTCAACTCCCGTAACTGCAGCCGCTTGATCAGTCGTAATCCCATATTGGCCCACAGCTTGGCCAATTTCAGCATTTGTAGCATTTGGGTGCGCAGCGTACCAATTGGCAAACCCATCTGTGCCTGTTGGTGCATCGACTGTTTGAATGCCATTTGCAAACATACTGTTTGTTTGGGCTGCACTTAACCCAAATTCAGATTGCAGTTGGCTAGTAGTAACGTTGTTGTCTTTAAGTAATTTGTTTAATGTAGCCGTATCCCCAGATGCATATGCTGCTTCCATTTGCGTCATAACATTAGCAGACAAACCCTGTGCAGAAGTAGGGGCTGGCGTTGTTGTAGGAGGTTGAGCTGTAGCTACCTGAGTTATAGGGGGTTGAGTTGTAGCTACCTGAGTTATAGGGGGTTGAGTTGTAGCTACCTGAGTTGTAAAGGGTTGTGTGGTTGTTGGTACAGGTGTGGTAATAACTGTGGCAATCCCAGTTGGAATTGTTGGCGCAGGGGAGTCTGTTGGCGTAGGAGTCGTACTAACGGCGGAGCTAATCCCAGTAGCAATTGTAGGTGCAGGTGTGGTTATAACCGAAGCAATTCCAGATGTAGTTACTATGGGTGCACTAGTAGCTGGAGGCACATAATATGTTCCAGTCGGATTGACTTTGTTATATATGCCTTGAATAGTACCGGTATCAGACCCAATCGCAGAAGCTACTTGCGCAGGTGTAACTCCATACTGATCCATGGCAGCAGCAACGGCTGCTTGAGACTGTGCATTATTCCCACCATATTGCGCTTCGGTGTTCTGAATAAAACTAACAATCTGATCCGAGGATATATCTGCCATTACACAGCTTCCCCACCGCTAATTGTTATGGTCAACCCTGTAGTTGAAGCTTTAGCTGATATGAACGAGCTGGTCGGCAAAACCTGCACACCAGCGTAAGAAAACGTGGTATTTGCAGGGACATTCTGCGTGTAAAACAAAGCATTTTGAGTGCCCGCACTAAATGTTGCAGGGACAATGTGCAAGTTAAAAGTAATCGCCGAACCGGTTGTATTGCACACATCAATCTGTTTGAGGTATGTGCGAGTCGGTGTAGTCGGATTTGTTGGGACAGTGTAAAGCGTTGCGTAGCTGGTTGTTAGAGCAGCTTGTGCAATCTGTACTGGAGTGACGTTTTGATAATTAGCCATTAAACCCCCAGCCAAATAAGTGCTTGGTTGGTTGATACTTGGTTGCTAATGACTTGGTTAAAATTATCATTACTCGCAAAATACAAACGAAGAACTTTAGTCAACGCATCAAAATAGGCTTGACTATATTGCGCAGGGGGAAGGGGTAAATTAGGTGCTACGTTAATAATTGGAATACTCATGTGTTCCCCCTTCTACCATCAGGTTTTACTTCAATCCTAGGCGTACCAATTTGCCACTGCAGATTAAGCTGGTTGCCTTCAATTTGGAAAATCAACTGACGTCCACGTAAACGAATAAATACTTGCCCTGTGAACTGCTCAATTGGAGATGTTGCAGTACGACTAACCGAAGCAATGTTTGTGCCGCCTTGAGTCTGGGGCGTATTGTATCCTGAACCTGAGTTTTGCAATGGGATCAACGTCATCGTAACTTGTGGGTTAGATGCAGTGGATTTTCTAAATGTTACATCGGGCAAAATGCGATTGATAAACGCAAAATTAGTACCATACTGGAGATCAAATTCAGAAGACTGAATATAAGAATCCATAGGGTTGTCAGTTCCAGTTGTATTGTCGTTCAACCCATATTCATGGTAAACAAGCGTATTGTTATAGGTAGCAGCTAAAGGATATGTCAATTCGGTTGAATCAATCCAAGCAGTTCTGCCCATCTGTCCGTAATACCAAATGTCGTCCTTGTAGTTATAAATCACATAACTATCAATTGTTGTGCTATTGGCTGAACAATAGAACCACCATACTTCGTTGTATCCTTCATTGGTTCCAGAAAAGATTTGTTGGCTTTGGTTTAAATTGATGTTTGAAAATATGTACTCTCTAAGGTCACAACGAAGAGTATCGGTTGTACCGTTGTATTTGTAGAATTTATCAATACCCATCCAATACGTTGTACCTGCAGCAAGAATAGCTGCATTTTGACTGACGATTGAAACGTTATCCCCAACAATGTTTGAGCCCCAAACACCCGGCGTGCCTATATATTGGAAAGAATACACAGACGTATCCGTCCAAACAATAATCTCCTGCCTATTCTGCACGCAACTGATAATTTGCGAACCACGTGATAGCCTAATGTCTCCAGCTTGATTGGTGGCTGCAGGTGTCCACATGGTCACAGATTCTTGATCAGACCAACGAACCAACATAGGATCCTGAGTGCTGGTTCCCAAAGCGTTAGTGCCAAATGCAAACACAAAGCGACTAGCATCGGAGACAAAGATAAAATTAGCAATAGTCGGTACATCAGACGCTCCCGACAAAGTTGAAATATTTACCGCAGGAGTAGAAATACTTGAGCTGTAGGCCCAATAATATATGCCACCACCCCTAGGACAAAAGATTAAATCTTGTCCAAAATTGGATTGGCTCCAAAGCCTCAAAGCTATGGTTGTGGTAACACCTGTACCCCAAGGCCCAGCACCCCATGTTCCAGTGCCCCAACCAAACAAAGGTACTTCAATAGCAGGGCCAGTATTGATTTGATATGTAGCAGTTACTGTTCCACCTCCGGGTGAACCCGCTACGTCGGTTGAATTTGCCGTAGCAGTAGCTACAAATGTATAAGTGTTTGCACTTGTAACTGTAATTTGGTATTGTTGGTTAAGAACACCAGCAGTGATGTTTCCACCTAGTCCTGTAGCCCCGCTAAAAGTTACGAAGTCACCTGTGACTGCACCATGTGCAGTAGCTGAAACAGTAATCGTTGCTTGTCCATTAATTGCTGTGAATGGATTTGTTAGCGTTGCAGTACCACGTATGGGCGTGATATCAAAATAAGTCCCATTTTTGCTAATATAAAACTTTAAATTGGTTCCTACTCCAACTAAGCTTGTACCATCTAATGCGGCCCAATTAAATAAAGAACGGCAAATACCCAAGTATGTAATCGTACTGTATGGGTACCAGCCACCTAGTTTTTCAGGAAATCCTTGTCTAAACCTGACCAATTGGGATTTATACCAACCCCCAGCAATTGAATAGCTGGCCGAGCTTGTGCCTACTTGCGTTGCAGTATATTGGGTTTGCTCTCGGTTTACTCCGGGGCGAAATACCACCGGCAGCATTTGGTAGGGTTGTGTGGCCATGCCTTATTCTCTCATTAGGCGCTTAAAACGGCAAGCGCTTTGCGGGTCAAATCAATCCGCTCATTCAAGCCAAAAAGACCCCCATTTATGCGTTTACAAAGCCCCTCTTCATTACCTGATTCAGCCAGTTGATTGCATCCATGCGTACCCCAGAACCAGCCCGCACTCATAGCGGCCCACATTGGAGTTGCCACCAATTGGGGATTCATCACAAAATCTTGACCAAGAGCTTGTCCACAGTGCCAGTAATTATCATGAAAGGTAAGTTGGATGCAGCCTCGTCCGTGGAAGCGATGCCCATCGCCTGACGCCTCGTCTCGATTGCCGCCTCGATTGGCGTAAATTCTGTTTGCAATCTTTTCGGGATTGTGGGCGTAAAGATCAATTTCTCCGGGCTTGAATTTATGACCGAACAGCTTTTGAAGGGTCTCGGCTCGATAGTTGAGGTTTTCTTCCAGTGTTTTGAAATGGTTGCACTCGTGAGAGCACTGTCCGATAAATGCGGCCTGTTCTTTGACGGTAAAAATGGTGAACTTTTGGATAGTTGCATTCAGTGGTTCCACCCATTCTGGCCCAATTTGAAGAGCATGAAGTTTCTCTGCTGTAATCATTTCACACCTTCATTCACGGTTTCCATCACTTGGTTGTAGCGGGCGATGCAGGAGTTGTAGCTGACGATGGCGCTGTCTCCGTCGGCTGCGATTTGGACAATATCTTTAATAGCCTGTCGCTCAGATTCGGCTCTAGCGGCTCCATCCCCAGAGGTGGCACCTGAATTGGCTTGTACACCACAGGAGGTGGGGAGGCGCAGCTCGCCAGAGTCAATGCGAGCATTAATGCTAGCTTGCTTTGTTTTGATATCATCTTTGGCCTTCTTCAGTTGGGTGGCTGCTTTGGCGAGTCGTCCGTTGAGTTCTGCTTCTTTTGCGCGAGCTTCTGTATTAAGTCGCTCAATTTCTGCTTTATCTTCTGCAACTCTTCTTTCATAGCCGTGAATATTAGAAACATAACTTGCTCCTGTAAAAGATAAAAGAACCCCACCGATTTGAATCAGCAGGGCATAAGTTGCCACAACGGGCAAGATTCTGGCGAAAAAACTCAAAAAGTAAAGTACCGCGCCACCAAACAAAGCGCCAAGCGCCAAGTAATAAAGGATATTCCCAAATAGCAAACCGATCATATTGCCTCCCGTCGGGCAGCCGCCATGCGCTCACGTTCTTCTTCGTGCTCTAGCGTCGGCGGTGTTGTGGGTGGGGGAGGTGGTGTCCAAGCTGTTCCGGGGTCAATGCTGTAGCCCGCCATCGAGTTGTTGCCCGATTGGTTAAATTGCGTGGCCATAGGGGAATACCCTATAGACTGCCCCATCATGGGTTGCCCCATGCATGGATTGTATGGTGGTTGTATGGGTGCGGGGGGCGTTGGAGATTTGCCTGTCAATACTAAGCTCAGCACTGTGAATATTTGCGCCATCGTCATGGATAGAATCGCAATGATGGCTTTATCAGCAGGGGCCTCAATGAACAAAGGCTGTTCAGTAAACACAATACCGTAGGCAAGAAGCGTTGCCACCATCACCATCACAAAACACATGGTTTTGAGAATGAAGGACTTGGTTTCGTAGTCCAGTTGTTCAGGGGTTTTGTGTGCCATTTTTCGGTTTGTTGAAATATTCCGGACAATTCTGCGCAGCCACGCAATAAGGCGGTTTGCAGTCCTCTTGCTCCCAGTTTTTAGGATCCTGACAATGGTATCTGTAGCGGTCTTCACAGGACACCAACAAAAGAGTTAAAAGTAGCCACTTCATTTTCCTTCAATCCTTGTCAAAGCTTTGTTGACCCTGAGTTCCATTTGCCTCACATCCACATACATCCAAGCGATCAGTGGAATCAACAATAACAAAATAACCAACAGAAGAATAATCAGTAGGATGGCGAGTGAGTCAGACTTATTATCATCAGCCATATCCACATTAGCATCAGCACTGTAATTGCTGAAGCCACCATTCTTCCCCTGATTAGATCTGCCTTTTGCCGCCGTTGCCATTTTGCCCTACGCTCCTTCAGCATTTCTTCCCGTCTTGCAAGCGCCTGCACATTGGCAATGTGACCGATTTGCTGATTGACCCGAGTATACAAGTCCTTTAATTCATGTGGGACGTGGTACACCATGTAGTCACTCAGCTCCTGATTCAGCTTCTCCATCTGCAAATTGGCAATCGTGATCTTGATTGCAGCCTCTTGGCCTTCATCGTTATTTGCATGGAGAGCAAATTCTTCCTGTTCTTTGACGTAATTCTTCAGCGAGTTATACGCTTGGAAGAACTTGATGAGAGCATCACTGACCTGTTGGTAAATGAGGTTCTCATCAAACTCTGGAGGAGGCTCTTTCTTTTTCTTGACCTTCTTGGCGGGTTGAGCAACTTGTGGCTGCTCTTCCTCTTTCTTGCCAAATACGGCGCTCAAGAACCCAAGAAGACCTTTGGCTTTCTTTTGTACTGCCTTAACGTCTTTGACAACTCCATCAATTTCATGGGCAACGTCAGTAATAATCTGGCGCCCTTCTTTGTACATCTCGCAAGCATCTTTGCAGAGCTTGAAAGCCCCGCTTGCAAGTGCGACAAGTGTGAAGGGATCCACATATTACTTCTTCAGCTTGCCCAAAGTCTTGGCCAGATTTGCCATCTTTGCCACTTTAGGGTTTGTTGATTTGGCGGCTTTTGCCATTTTCTTAGCGGGGATTTTCTCCCCTTCAGGCACGCCCAGCGCTTTGTGAAGAGCGCCTTTGTGCTTGGGATTGATGGCTTTCTGTATCCACTTAGTTGCCATTTGGGGCCTCAGCTGGAGCAGTTTGTTGCGCTTGAGCTTCTTTTTCAATTGCGCCAATCAAACCAGCCACTTCTTGGAAAGGACGAGTGGCAAGGTATGCAACGAGATTGTTGATGAGTTGTGAGGATAAAGTGATTTTGTCCATCATGCTACCTTTGCAATCGCTGCGTGGAATGGAGACAAGTCTTGGGTTGTCCAGTAGGTTTTAGCTACCATGATTTCTAAATGTGTTTTGTTTCTTTGCAAAGTGGCTGCCCAGTCTGCGTCGGTTTCGTTCTCGGGCTTTGCGCCGTTGATGAGGTTTACGGAGTCCATTGCGGCGCTATAGTGCTTGGCAATCTCTTCTGCGGTTGGTTGTTCTACGATGTCTGTCATTTTAAGCTCCTACTTTCTGTTTAAGGGAATTAACTTCTGCCGAGAGTTCTTTTACTGCGTTGATCAGATGCCAAGTGATGTTACTTGTATCTACAGACAAAACCCCTGTGCTTTCTTGCTTTACGCAGTCTGGTAATACTTGTTGAAGTTCTTGAGCTATTACGCCCAACTGTGTGCCAGTAATGTTAACTGCATTTTGTTTAGGTAAATCCGTTACCTCATCCTCGGTACGATACTCAAAGTTACGGACACGAACTTGATTGATTGCGTCTAGTCCAACTGTGTTGTCTACGATGTTTTTCTTTAGGCGTTGGTCTGATGTGGTTGACCATGTGGATGAGTTGTTGCCTTGATATACACCACCAGTTCCAGGTGCTATAAATCCTGTGTTAGAACCTTTGCCAGATTGTGAGTTTGTACCAATTACAATTTCATTTGTAACATTGGAAGCATTTGCTTGAACGCCACTTCCAACATAAACACCATAATATCCTGTGTTTAAATTTGAACCAGCATTTGCTCCAACACAAACTACTGAACCTACTGTTGAATTTAATCCTGCACCTTGTCCAATATAAGTTCCTGAACCACCTGTTTGGTTGTAATATCCAGCTTGAAATCCTACTGCTACATTGTTAGATGCTGTAGTATTGCCAAATAATGCTTGATTTCCAATAGCAGTGTTATAACTGCCTGTTGTAGCATAAACCAAAGCAGCTGCGCCAAAAGCAGCGTTATAGGTGCCAGTTGTAATTTTTTGTGCGGCAATTGCACCAAAAAATGTTGAATCACTTGCGGTTGTTACAGCGGTTCCAGCATTATAACCAAAAAACGTAGAACCATAATTATCGGATGTGTTGTTGTACGCATAACCAGCTTTATAACCAACTGATGTAATTGGGCCACCTGTTGTATTACTATAACCAGCCTGATACCCTACAGCTGTGTTATTAGATGCTGTGGTGTTGGCTTGAAGTGCGCTTGTGCCCAATGCAACATTATTGCCACCACTTGTATTGTAAATACCAGCAGAATCACCTACATAAGTATTATTGCTTCCAGAATTGGTTGAGCCATAACCTACACCAGCATTTCTACCTATCAATACATTTTGATTGCCTGATGTTGCATTTTGACCAGCACCATAACCAACAAACACAGAACTACCACCAGTTGCGTTATACCCTGCTAGATAACCAAGTGCGGTACTATAAGATGCTGTGGTGTTGGAAACAAGAGCTTGATAGCCTACAGCAATGTTATTATTGCCTGTGGTGTTGTATTCAAGAGCATCTGTTCCTATGGCAACATTGTACGAACCAGTGGTATTGTAATAAAGTGCAGAATTACCAAAAGCCTGATTAAAGCCACCAGTTGTATTTGTTCTTAATGCGCCAGTACCGAATGCTTCATTGCTAGAAGTTCCAGTAGTGTTTGAATATAACGCTTGATAACCTACTGCTGTATTATTAGAAGATGTGGTGTTGTTTCTTAAAGAATCTTTACCAATAGCAGTATTATATGAACCTGTTGTATTTGGGTATAAAGCACCTAGGCCCATCGCCACATTGTATGTGCCTGTAGTGTTTGAATATAAAGCAACAGCACCAAAAGCACTATTTCCATCTACTGTGCTTGAATAACCAGCTTGATAACCAAAAAATGCTGAAGCTGTGCCTGTTTGGTTTGAATATCCCGCCTGATAACCTACTGCTGTGTTGTTAGATGCTGTGGTGTTTGATGCTAAAGCACCATTACCTAAACCTGTGTTATAAGAACCTGTGGTTGTGCTGTAACCAGTTGACAAAGCAGAACCATATAAACCACTACCAAAAAACGCATTTGCACTACCAGTAGTAATTTTATTTCCTGCAAAATAACCAACAACAGTATTATCTGTTCCTGTTGTTGCTGTATATAAAGCTCCACTACCAATTGCAGTTGAACGACCTGTTCCAGTTGTAACAGAAAATCCTGATTGATACCCAACAAATACATTATCTGATGATGTGGTTATACTGTAACCAGATGTATAGCCAAGAGCCGTATTGTTTGATGCAGTAGTACTAGAAGTTAATGCTTGATATCCAACAGCTACAGCATAATTACCACTTGAGTTAATTGCCAAAGCATTTGTGCCTATTGCAGTATTACTTGCTACCGCACCACCACCCAATCCAACAGTCAATCCATGAATGGACGCATCATTAGCCATCGTAACTGTACCTGCGCTGCTGATCGTCATAGCGTCAGTTGTGCCGCTATTTGTTACAAAGTGAATTGCGTTGGATGTTGTTGTACCAATCGCCAAATCGCCAGAGGTGGATGTCAAATACACCGCGTTGGCAGCGTTGAATGCACCGGAGCCTGTAAACCCAGATGAGTTCATACCAAAGTCACCGTAATAAGTGGTGGCCGTGGTGTTGTTGTTGCCTACGATGAAGTCTGAAGAAGCTGTAGAACCAGAGTTTGAGTTCTGGTTAACGATCTGTGAGTATGTGTTAACGCTGGTCTGAAAAGACGCAAGGATGTTTGTGTCTGTGAATGTTAAGTTACCAACAACAGTGGACACGCCTTGGAAATCAGAACCATTCCAAATCAAAGTGGCTGAAGCACCGGGAGGAATAGATACACCTGTTGTGGCTGATCCGTTGACGATTGTGTTGTATCCACCAGTGGTCTGGTTGATGACTCGGTAAATGCGGCTTGAACTTGGCGCAGTAATTGTGCGAAGCGCTGTTCTGGCTCCCGTCAAAATCAAAGTGGGATATTGAGCAACACCGCTAGAAGTTGATGTCGTGGTTGTCGAGCCAAAGCTTGACGCATTGCTTCCGTTAGAAACAGACAGTGTTACATTGCCGTCGTACGAAATGGTATTAGAGCCAACGATTGAAACCTCAATAAGCTGAGTTGTTCCGTTGTTGATGTCGTCGCCCCAGACGCCACTCTCAGAACCTGTGGCCGGTTGGTTTAAACCCAATAGCGTTGTGTTTGCGTATGTCATGTTTTATCCTGTTGAAATCACTGTCCAATTCGGCGTTTCACTGTCATCAATTGTAGACCAGCCGGGAGTCTGTGCGTCCCCAATATTTTGCCACGAAGGAGTCTGGCTGTCATCAATTAAACTCCAGTAAACTGCAACCATATTACCCACTTGGCCAGATACCGTGACCCCTACAAGTTGAGCTGTTCTAGCCCCCATCG